AAGGGTCTAATATCAATTCATCCTTCAACGACGAATTCTCGGCTAACCATCTTATCAACGCCGTAGGTTTCTGCGCGGGGTGAATCTTATCATTCTCCGGAGGACAATCATCAATTACATTCTTACGGTGTGGATAATTCAATGGCCTCCCCGCGCTCTTCGTGGCGTAGAATATCGGTTCATACCACATCGCATACGTATAATCATTCCTCGCCAACGGTGCGCTACCTCTACCCTCCTTCGTCCATATTAACGGCACCGGTCTCACTAAGAACTTCGCCTCCTCTAACTCGTCCTTAAACGCCGCATAATTCGCCATTGGAAAGAAGACATAAATATGCCCTCCCGACTTCAACACTCGATACATCTCCTTCGCTACGTAGGAGAAATCATTCAGCACCTCGCTCGGAATGTCGCTGAATGTCTGATCCCCCCACGACCTTTCCTGTCTATACTCAGTATCAAAGTCGACGCCATAAGGAGGATCGGTTATTATGAGGTCTATTGACTCGGTGGCCACATCCTTCAACACCTCAATCGAATCCCCACAAATAATATTAATCCTATCATCGCCTTTATCCTCCCACGACTGCGCCTCCACCCTCGCCAATATCTCATCAATCGCTCTATCATCTCGCTGCGTAATCGCTTTATACATCGCCTTTTTCGACGTAAACTTCTTCGTATCAATCCGTCCCGCCTTGATCTCCTTCGCTATCTTCAAATCAATCGACAGCGTCGACTTATCCTCTCCCAACATCTCCGCCGTCTTCTCTTGCGTCCACCCCTCTGGCTCCTTCGTTCTATCTTCGCCTATTTTATAACCCTCTCCATACGTGGCGACGTACATCTGATGGATTCTATCTTTAGCGAGGCAATCTTCTTCAGGGGATAATTGCTTACGACGGGCGTTCTCTTCATATTCTAACACAGTGCGTTGGTAATCGTTGAGCTGGCCTAACGTCGACGCTTCGATCTCTAATCTACCCAATTGTCGATACGCCTTGGTGCGACACTCCCCTGCCACCAATAAATAACGATCGTTCTCGATGGGTTCGACGACGATGGGTTGTAATAGGCCATACTCTCTAATCGACCACGCGAGTTTATCGATATGAGCCTGATCGTGGTCTTGGCGCTGACGATCGGGGGGGATTATGATTGCGTCGAGGGGGATTTTCAATTATATCTCCTTGATTAAAGGTGGGCGTAGGCAAACGAGAGTGAGCACAATGTTCACCTACGCCCTCGCTACGATACGACTACGACTTAATCAGTTTGCGCGCTTCGACGAGGAACGACTCCTCCATCAACCCCGCACCAACCATCGCCTCAATCGCGGCAACATACTTCTTCGGGTCCTCTTTCCGCCACGTGAGCAACTGCTTATTCATCGATGGTGCCGAATTAGCGACCCTCAATTTATTGAGCGCTGAGGTCTTAACCTGCAAATTCAACAGTGCGAGCGCAATCGACCCTCCCCCGCTATCCTTCCCGAGGTGCTGGTCGGCCTCTTTGAGACTATCATACTGAACGCACATCCCAGGGAACTTCTCAACGTTCCCTTCTTTCTCACTACCTTTCGTTGCTACGATTTCGATTTCTCTCATAACGATACTGCCTCCTTTAGTTGATTAGTTAGATATGTGATCGAGTGCTCACTCACCATTAATAGTACCCAATGTCCATAGGCACAAATACTCTCCCATCTTGAGCGTGTTGGTGTATCCTCAACGCTCTAATCGATGATTGCAACTCTGCAATCTCTTTTCTCAACGATGCGATCTGCTCTTCCAATGGTTTCTGTTTAGGGCCACTCACTTCTTTTGCTGCGTATTGATATTCTTCATCTCGCATCGTTACCTCCTACTTCTTTATCCATTTGTAAGTATTATCTTCTATCTGCTCTTCATTACCCGTCGCTTGATCCTTCACCGTCCGCACCTTCACTGAAACATCCGCCGTCGCCGTTCCACCCATATATAACGCCGGTGTATCATCGAATTGTGTCCCCTTCCAGCCCATACAGAGGCCACCAAGCAAACCGACGAGCACAAACATCCCACTCGTATCGATCTTCCCCGTCGCGGGATCGAGCCAGGGTAGGACAGTATTAATGAACGTATTTCGTCCGACGAGCTCCGGATGTGCGTCACACGACGTTACGCGAAGTTTCCACGACCACGTCGGTCTACCCGCTTGAGTATTCCCAGGTTTAATATCATCAACCATAAACGAATACTTCGCCACAGGCAACACCAACCTCTTCGTTTCCATCTCAGCTTTACCGAAACTCATTTCTACATCAATCATTGATTCGTTCTCCTTTGATTAGATTAATTAGTTGGTTCGTCACTTCCTTTGGTACGTCTGTTTGTGTCGTCACCTCCCCAACTCGATTTAGTTACTTCGTTATACCTCCTTCATATAAACTCACGGAGCAGGAATCGAACCTGCATTTATTGGGTCAAAGCCAATCGTCCTACCATTAGACGATCCGTGAATGATGCGATTACGCCAGCTCCCCTTCGCTCGGAAACATGACAAACACATAATGACTCGCCTCGGTTCCATACTCATCAATAAACGCCTGGGCATCCTCGACGCTATCGAATAGTTTGATGTCGTCGCTACCTTCGTCTTCGCTCATCAACGTTGCGTCGATTGGGTCGTCATACTCGATTATAGCAACCATCACTTCGCCTCCTTTTTAGTCTCACCATGAATCAACCGCGCCCCGTAGAGTTTGCCGAAATTCGGTTCAATCCTCCCAGGCAAATCGTCGAAGTTCCTCGTCCCAACCCCCACCAAGAAGTCTATCGGCACCGGAACCCAAAAGTATTCTTGGCCCATCTGACCTCTATCCGTCGACGCCATAAAATTATCATCAAATCTAATGAGAACCTCCTTCGGCAATCCCTTCCCAAATACGAGAGGTGCCGATATTATTTTACCCGTCACTTCATCCTTCTCCGATTGGATGTGGCAAATTAATATGAAGTCGAAGTCGGTGCCACGTATCGAATCAAATACCTCTATCATCTTATCAATGGCCCATCCCCAATTAGGCAACGTCAACATACGATTACCACTCATAACCTTCATAAACTCTATGATGGCGTTTTTAAAGGTAGTGAGGCTATCGATGCTGACGTGCCAAATCCCCTTATCAATACACTCCTGGCGACGATTCCATAGCTCATTGACATCTCGTCCAAAGTTAATAAACATCGACGAGTCCGCCTTCACGTATTGGTCTATCGATATGAGGTCCGATGACACGTATTCGACGACCAATATCTCATCCTTCGCCAATACGTCGCCCGTCGCAAGCCACCCTCTCAACGTCGGATCATCCTTCGGAGGGAACTTCAATTTCTTCAATCGTTTGCGAGGTATCTTATTCGCTACGACAGTTGGATTATCATAAGCAGAATCTAATGACTTCCATCCTCCTTTATCGAATGCAAATAGGACTGTACCTCCGGGGAGAGTCTCCAAGGATCTCGTCTTACCTGACTTTGGCTCACCAATAAGTAGTGTTGCAATCATAAATATCTCCTTATCCCCATCACAATATCTCTCGCTAAATCCTTCGCCGTATGAACGAAACTTTCCTCCGCAAAGGTTAACATAGCAATCAACTCAGTGCACTCCACAGTGCTCTCAATGACGATGGTGATAGGTTTAAACTCCTTCGGTTCGCCTCTCGTAACTTTCATCGCTTAACCTCCTTCTCCCTTGGCGGTATATAAAACTTCTTCCCTCGCGTTCTCATCAGCATAATCGCCCTAAACATAGGCCACAACCGCTTAGCCTCCTCATCACATCGTTTCGACTTCCGATTATGATGATATTCGTGGCATATTGGACACTCATGGTCGTAGCTATATTGTGATTTCATCATCGTCCTTTGATGTCGTCGGATGAGGACACACCGACCTTAGCGTTTCGAGCTCCTTCTCAAGTTCCTTAACCTTCTTATCCTGTTCCCATCGCTTCGACCTCTCTTCGCTTGCAGCCTTCTCCGCTTCCTCAACGGCCTTCTTATTGAATCTCACTATATCATCCTCAGCGGTGGCGAATTGAGACTTATTGATCAACTCAAAATCGACCTTATCGTCCTCATTCGCTACGAAGGTTGCCTCCTTCCCCCAACCTTGAGACTTAACACTAATCAACTTATCCGCGAACTCTATCGCCTCGCTCATCTTCCCGTCGAATATGTAATCTCCATACAAATGAAACTTCACGATTCTTTCCATAATACGCCTCCTCGTTTATTTATTTACCTACCATCATTATAACACCAATCGATCAATCTCTTTGAATCTCTTATCCGTTCTAACTCCGCTTGAAACCCCTCTTCAAAGTGTTCGAGATATGGAAAAATCGGAAACCCCGCAGCGACCTCTATCCCACACGTAGGACACTTCCACTTATCGCTATCCCACACCTGATATGGTCCGAAGCTCGCCATCTCGACAACCTTAAAACCATTCTTCTCTGGATAGAGTTCTCTTTGACATTGCACACATACGAGCTTAGCCATCTCTCACCTCCTCATTAACACCTCGGACACTCGCTCCCATCCTGCTTCCCATGAATGGGACAATCGTATCGTTCCTCCTCCTCAGCCTCCTTCGCCCATTCTTCCTCTTCTAACCCTTCATAATACGCCTGTTCTCCTTGACATCCACACCCCCCATCATCCGGTGCGAAACGATGGCCACAAAAAGGACACTTCGCACTATAGGAGAAATCGCTCATTCGACTACCTCCTCTACAGGATCATCCTTGTAAGCAGACCAGGGCTCTTTAACATACGCACCCATTTCGATAAGCCTCTCTTGCATTTCAATTGATTGGCATAGACAGAGGTCATGATAAGCGCACATACTGTTTCTGAAGGGTTTGCACTTATCGAAGCGCGACCACACTCCCGTATCAATATCTCGATTAATATGATCGACCGTATTGATAACCTCCCGTTTCCATTGTTCGACCTCGATAGGTGTGCGCGACGTCACCACCCTCTGAAATATCTCCCTCGGCACCATCTGACCAGTATATTTATCTTTTTGTTTCTCGGTTTTGAAGACTCCAATCAGATTAACCTGGAACCCCAAGACGTTCTCATACATCTCTAATAGCGTTGTGATATAGCCACTAAATTGATTATTTGGTTTTGGGACAATAGTATCCATTGCGGAGGTACTTTTGTGGTCAAATCCATATATCCCCCGAGGCGAGTCCCACTGGACAATAAGGTCGATTCTACTCGTGTAAATGAGATTGGGCCTCAACTCTATCGCCCCTCCCACCTCCGTCGCTATCACTTGAAATGGCTCTACGTCATAATGTTTCCAATATTGTTCCAATATCGCGACGCCCTTCGCGACGGTGCGTTTATCATCACTCGCTTCACCTCCCCCCTGGGCATATAGAGGCGCATAATACGATAAAAAGTCCAATTTCGCTTGCTCCCTCGATTCTCGCGACATTTGCGCCCCATAATACGTCTCCAATGCGCGATGCAACCCCGACCCAAACTCCGCTGCGATTGCGATGCCCTTCGCCTTCGTCATTTGGCGTATAATTCTCCAATAAAATTTTCGTGGACAATCTCGATACATCGAAAGGCTAAAATTGTCGTATGCGGTTATTTCATTCATACCTCAATCCTCATCGTTCTCGACAACTGCGTTTTTAAATACTCGACGACATATTTCGCATACATCGTTACATAAGGTCGCCCCTCGAATATGAACGTATCTTCCTGAGCCTCGCTGGCCTTAATATATGCCTTCTCCAATCGCCTCATCTTCCTCCAATCGAACGATACCATTTCACTTTTCCTCGTTTGCATCTTCGACCTCCTTTAATGCTCGTTTCATCTCGCTATACGTCTCCAACTCGACGACGACGAACTTCGCCCCCAATAATAACTTCCCATTCCGTCGCCTATCTTGGTCAGGGCGATATCGTAGCCTCTTACACGCTTCAATTAATCTCGACATTGCTGTCACGATGTGCCTCCTTCGCTAATCCTCGGCCCCCTTCCCGATGAGGGCAGTTTACCCCGCAAACTACGCTCACACCGCTTCTATATCTCCAACATGAATGAGATTCTTCGTATTAACTCTCTTAGGAATATCTTCAAAATTCCACTGAATAACAACGAGGTTGGTTCCATTACCGAGAGCTTCGATGTCAATTATTTGACCAACTCCTCGTGGTAAGTTCCCAGTATAAACCCCCGCAGATTGTAACCATTTACGACCATATTTAACATAGTCGCCTATTTTAAATTCTTTGTTACTCATCCCTCCACCTCCTTCTCCCCTTCATCTCCAAACAACGCCATAATCTTATCAATCGTTAATTTATCTCCCTTCGCGAACATCTCCTCCAAGGCTCGCTTCGCACTAACCTTCCTCGACGACGTCGTAGCCTCTCGCTTCGGTCGGAATATAAACGACCTTTGTTTGTCGACCGCCGCGACGAAATCCCGAGGCATCATTCGTTCCATCTCCTCAGCCAACTTGATTACGCCTCCTATCTCGACTGTGGCGTCGAGTGTCTCTGGCGATTGATCGACGCGTCTATACCGCACCGTCGCTCCCTCTACGCAAGCGACGACGCAAATATGATCAGCGAGCAATCGTTTTAATAATATTATATTCCCTTTTCTAAGCGAGGTGTCCATTATTTTTTCTCTACCGTCATCACTAACCGAGGCGTCCACCCTACGAGCAACAACATCGTCGCTATTGCTTCGCTCGACAAGACCCCATCCGACTTCGCTTTCACCTTCCCGAGAAACATCGATTTACGCTTAGTCGCCATTGCTATCCTCCTCGTTAAATCCAGGAGTGGGCGAGTACAATCTAACCTCTGTTCACTTAGTCCCGTCGGTTTCTCGCCCACCTTAGCGCGCGCTTCTCCTGGACGATTAATTCAAATACGGTTTATTCCCCCCATGCGACGCCGTCGGATCGATCATCATTATCGTTCGCAATAACTCATCGAGGTCACGTCCCCCACCCATCACTTCGATATCTCGACGAGGCCGCTTCGATTCGAGTGTGCACTCATCATACGTCTTACAACTCTCACATTGGTGCGCCTCGAGCGTTTCGAGCCTATGTAATAAATACTCCACCCATGACCCTATCAGCACATACGTGTGCATCGACCTCGTTAGCGTCGACATCTCCGCGCCATAATCGCGCATCGTTAGTCTCATCGCTTCGACGACATCCCCTCCCACCCTCGCGCTATATTTCGCCTTCCCTTCGAGGCCAATATTATACAACAACTCATGCTCCGGCCCATCCGCATCAAGCCCCAACGCATTATAGAAACTCGACGACGTATGATCAAAGCCGAATTGACTAACCTTCGTCCCCTCGAAATATTCGATGGCGACTCGTTCTTGCTCGTCCGACTTCTCAATCCCCATATCTATAAAATCTTGCGGTTCGACCCCCATAATGATCGTTGCTGCCGCCTCGAATGCGTCGACGACCTCCGCATCGGTCGCTTCGACTATGGCGCTATGGACAATCTCCACCCCAATCGACTTCTTAAGTTGAAACGCCGCATCAACAATCGCCTCTACCATCTTCTCTTTCTTATTCATCGTGGCCTCCTTCGTTCGCATCTTAGACCTCTAATGCAATATCCGCGCTTCGTTAACTCTCGGTGCGCCTCCTGGTCCAATTCAAACGGCACCTCGACCTCCTTAATAATCCCCCCGCGAGATGGCGGTCGTGATAATGCGAGTCGTTTCAACGTCTCCACATCTAATTGCGGTATCGACTGCAAGACGACCTTATACGCTTCGTCTACGTTCATTGGGGTCTCCTTCGTTTAATATCGTTCGCTTTGATAACCGACCTTTTCGAGCGCCTCGACCAACATTCGTGCGATATGATTATTCACTCGAATGAGGCTGACGCAGTCAGGAAACGCTATCGTCGTAATCGTATCTTTTGACTGTAACATGAGTCCGCACGACGGACACTTCGGTGGGGGGTTGATGACGACGCAACTACGACAATCCGGCCTTCGCGAGCATTCTCTCTCGCTATGTGCTCGATGAGGCCAGGAGTCTTTAATCTGTTCCCTCGACTTGACCTCGCCTCGACACTGAATGTGATATGTCCTACCCATGATTTCCTCCTACACGAATTTTCTGTCTCACGGGTGCCCTAAAAACACACGCACACGGCTCGACGACTCTCTTCGTGTCCGACTCCACCCACGTGACGACTCCCCTCCCAAAGCACTCGTTACAACTTGCTTTGGGTTTTCGGACAGGACCTCTTGGGATTGCTTTCATACGACTCCCTCCTTCGTTAAAATATTTTCTACCTCTGTGTAGCCTCGTTCTCGTTTGTCACCATCGACACCTCTCGCTCCAACCCTTGGACGACCGACGCGAGATCCTCGATGCGCGTCGCCTGTCGATTCGACGCCACCACCATCATAACCAATATCGCTGAGATAATGATCGCATCTACGAGAATTATTATTTTCGTGGCCATCATGACACCTTCACCCATTCCGGCAGCAACTTCGGCATATTGGCCGCATTGACCGTGATTCTCAGCGTCGACTTCTTCCCACAGAAATACCCACCCTCGACGACAGCAACGCCCTCGGGAACGTCGATTCGCTTTCCCTCGAAGGGATTATTCCACGGCGCAGGAGCTCCCATATCGTACTTATTCTCAATCGCTTTGCCATCGATAGTACACGCACGATATTCTCGCTTCGTTCCGCCGCTCCAATTGAGCCCGCAGAGATAGACACTCCCCACGTTAACATAGACGCTACGTTTGTGATTATCAGGAAACGTCGCTTCGATAATATTTCGTACCCGCTTTGCTTCGATTTTGATGCTACTACTCATACACCACCTCCCTCGTTTAATCTACGACTACCACGGCCAATTCCCGTACAAGATCCCGTCCGCCAACGCGCACACCGCCCATTTAAACCTTTCTTCCTCCGTCGGAATCTTGTTGTACTCGTTTGATAATGTGGCCTGCTCAACCGAAGTAGGTGCTCGCTTCTGAAGCAATCCAAGCAAAACATACGAATCTTTCATACGCCCTCCCATAGACGACGAAGGGCCACCCATTATCGTGCGCGCAATAGCTGGCAAGCAAAGGTATGCGCGTCCGTCGTGAGCGGCCCTGGTCGTAATTAATGGATTGATTGATCGTAGGCTGATCGCTTGCCAGCTAATCATATAGGTAGTATAGCACGGTTTGATACCCTTGGCAAGCACTATTATTAAAATCATATGCCCATAACCCCTTTTGGGCATATGCCCATTAACCTATGGCATGATTTTTGATTCGATGCAAGCCTTATGCCGTGATTCGACCTTCGCTATGACCGCAGTTTGCCCTATAAACCTCGCTCATTCCTCCACCTTCGTCTCCGGGCTAAGCTCAGGAAACCACTCTCTATGCACCTCAATCATCGCTTTCTTATGGCCCATATATTCGTCATCATCTTTATACTTCTCAACGCTTCTATCATATGACTCCAAGAAACGCCGCCCCTCTTTAATTCCTTCCGCAATAGCCTCCGGTGTGCGTAGTTCACGACTCGCATAACCTCGTGGAACGAAGCGACGATAAATTCTAATATACATGAGACATTTATCATAAGGCCAATCTTTTGAGTATCGCTTTGATAACTTTACGAAGCGCTCTGGTGAACAATCGTCCATATTTGCGATGATGAGCGCTTCATTCGCTGTTAATTTGAGATCAGGATCGTCATTATCAATCATATTTCCCTGCCCATAGGTCATTCGTATAATCTGGTACGACTCCACATTCGGCATCCTCTTTAGCTTGTTTTTGACATAACTTCTCTAATTCCTCCTCTTTTAAATTATATTTAACTTTAGCCATCTTTGTCCACGATGGACTTTCAAAATTCTTTAACGGTCGCGTTTTAGGTAGCGACTCATTAACCTTTTCACCTTCTGAGACTTCATCTTTAATATAATCCTTAAATCCCTTTAATCCAACTTCTTGCATCGTCGTTTCTATTGTGGCATTCTTCACTTTGACCTTTTTATACACATCATCCGGTAGTTCGATTGTGATCTTCTTGCTCATATCAATCTTCCTTCAGTAATGGATTTGGAGGTAAAGACTCTTCTACTTCAATCGTATGAGTCTCTAATATATCCATAACTAACTTCTTCACCGTTAAGTCTTTAATAATCGCCTCCCATTTCAACTTCGCGTGGACATGTCCTGGTACGTCATGAATGAATAGGTCACGATCTCGCATAAAGCCTCCAATAAAGTTATTCTACCACGTATGGTGATAGTTTAATACTATATCACGAATATCGAAGCAAAGCAAGTAAATAGTTGTTGTTAGGGGTAGAAAGTTTCGACAATAACGTCGAGCTTGTGAATGGCGGCACACTCTCATAATATTGGACGCATGCACGGAAGTAAGGATAGGTGTAAATGTATGTATGTATGGATATAAAAAAATATATTAATAATTATTAATAATCATTATCTCTCTATCTATCCTTACTTGCGGGCGTAGGTTCAATAATTCATACATTGTGAAATCGATCACAATCTTTGATGACACAATCATCTGATGACGCTACCTGACGTCGAGCCCATCATCACTCATCACCACGTCTCCACGCAATCGACCTCATAGTTGCATCGTCGTGCAATCATCATAATTGCTCAATGGCACGATTATTGCAACGTGCGACGACGCGAGGCGACAATTGTGTCGAGCCGAAGCGTTTAACATAGGTAAATTGTGTCGAGGTAATAACCCCAATGATTCCAATACCTTATGCCACAAATATCGTTATCCATACGATTATTGCCTCGACAATAATTACGAATGATAGCAAATAGGCCAATGATTGCAAGGGATTCTCAATGGCACAATTCCTGCATCTACTATTCTATGGCACGTGGATGCCATGCAATCAAATTCCCATGTGAGGTAGAAACATGAAAACCGACGACCGTAAGTGGACATTCAAGAAGTGGGACGTGAGCGCGGGGAAGTGGAGCGACGAGGCCGTGACCGTCGAAAAAACGGTTAACGTACCAGAATCGATTGACGAAGCTATTCTCAACGACGGCACAAAGGTTGCATATCGGCGTTACCTCAGAGGCCATGATATTGAGATACGCGAGGACAATCGCCCGCCTGAGTGCGTGAAACCTGGAGCGCAAACCGCCGAAGTGAAGACGTTCAAGGCGCTTGACAAGGAGCTCCAGCGAGCGGTGATCGATTTTACCTCAGGCAAGATCAGTACTGAAGAATACGGCAAGATCGTAGAGAAGCATAAGAAGTAGGACGAATCGTAGCAATGAGGGCCACCACGATCACGGTGGCCTTCTTCTTGCATAGCGTTATATCCTTCGCCACATAACGTTACGACCTAATCCCCCCATTGATAGCAGTTTACCCGATCAACTACGATCATATCGCCATAGCCGAATCTACCCTTGCGCCATAGTCCTACGCCCTACATGCGTGGCCTAATGGACCGTAGCTATCGTCATTAATACTAAAGACCTATAGCCATAGTCTCTTAGCCTACGACCTCCATACCCCTGGACGCTACGTGATCGAGGCGAAAAACGCGTAGGGAGGTTGACACGAAATTTTTTCTCCAATCATATCACTCCATACTGTCTACCCCTATGAAGAGAAGTTATACAAAGTTTTACTTGACATCTGTGTAGAATATGGTATATGCTCTATATTATGGAGAGGTTTAGAAATTATCTACCCGTGCGAAGTGTGTCATATGAGTAATAACGGTCTCGTCAAACTTCACCCCATTCATCACGAAATTATGCGTAGGCTCATGCTTGGTCAAAGCCAGCGAGATATTGCCCTCGAATTGGGTCGTGATGAATCATCCCTCGGTGCGGTGATAAGGTCTCCATTATTTCAGATGGAGTACCGTAAGCTCAAAGAGCGCGAGATGGATGATATGATGGAGATTAGGAAAGATATTCTTACGGCAGGGAAGTTAGGAGCGTCATTGCATAGGAAGCTAATCGAGGGAGGGGCAGACGGAATTAACGAGGTCATTGGTAATCCCATTGACATCAGGATACGTCAACGCTCGGCCACGGATATGTTGGCGTTGGCGGTTAAGATTACTAACGTCAAAGGTATCGCTCCACAAGATAACGACGGTAGCGCAACCTACGAACGAATGATCGAGGAACAAGTCGTATCTCGTCGCATCACTGAGCGCACCATCGAGAATGATACGATAACAGGCGAACCCGTCGAAGCGATCGAGGGAACGTTATCAAGCGATGAGAATGATGCGTGGGAGATGGTATTAGATCAAGCTCGTGAAAATGAACAGGAGATTAATTGAACGTCGACCAATCCTTCGACATCTCCCGTGTCAAAGAGTTCGCCTATTATGCGGAGAAGTTACTTCGCATCAAAACGGAGGGTGATCCAAAGCGAAAGATACCTCCTCAGATATTACCATTTAAATTTAAGCCAGCGCAATTAAAACTTGATAAAATAATCGAGGAGGAATTAAAGTCGAAGGGACGGGCGTGGATTAATATTCTAAAGGCTCGAAGGGAGGGGATGTCGACATATGTCGAAGGACGAATCTTCCACCACGTCGTTACCAATAAAAATGCTGGAGCGTTTATTGTGGCACATGACACGCAAGGGCTCAACCGCATATTTAACATGTCCAAGTTATTTTATGACGAACTTCCAGCTCGATTCAAACCCCTCACCCGCTATGTTAGCAAAAACGAACTTACTTTTGAAAATCCTAACGATAAGTCACGAGCATTTGAACCAGGTCTTAGATCGTCAATTGAAGTGTTCTCAGCTAATCGAGGACGAGCCGCAGCGCGATCAGGTGGATTCGTAGCGGCACATTTCTCAGAAGTGGGGCTATATGATAACGCTGGCGAGCTAATGACAGCGGTCGAAGCGTCGTTGGAGAATGCCGTATTTCGTATCAACGAGTCTACGGCCTATGGCGTAGGAAATTACTTCCACAATACGTGGGTAGATGGTAAGAAGCGTCGTAATAACTTCCGCAATGTGTTCTTCAGCTACTTAGAAGACCCCGCCTATCGCTTAGAGTTCAAGTCTGAACGCGCTAAGAAGTTATTCACATCGCAACTCGATGACGAAGAAAAGATGCACATATCGAAGTATGGTGCGACGTTAGAGCAATTGCTATGGCGTAGAGATAAGATCGCTAACTTTAGCTCTGATCCAGACGTAGATGCGCTCGATAAATTCCATCAGGAGTATCCGGTTGATGATGTCGAAGCGTTTATATCAGCAGGTCGTCCCTATTTCAACAGGGCTCGCCTTAGAGAATATATGGCCAGAGTCAGCGAACCTATTTTCGTTGGTCGACTTTCAGATACCCTCGGACTCATCGAGGATGAATATGGTGAGCTAAAGATATGGGAGATGCCTATCGAGGGGGCGCAATATGTCCTTGGTGTCGACGTAGGCGAAGGTAATGCTCGTAGTGACCAGGGCGTTGATATGGAATATCTCGACGAGGGTGATGGGGATTATAGCGTTATCGAAGTGCTGAAGGTTCCGTCGCCTGGTAGGCCAGTCGAACAGGTTGCTGAGTTCGTAATGCGTATCGACCCAGTTATGTTGGGTAAACAATTGATGGTCTTGGGGAATTTCTACAACGAGGGGATGCTATCAATCGAAGTTAATAATCATGGCCTTACGACGTTGAGCGAGGTTAAGCAACACTATTGGAATTTATATAGATGGCAATATCTCGACCACGTTGGGAAGTATGATAGCAATAAATTAGGTTGGGTCACTAACGTATCGACGCGCCCTCATATGTGCGACTATACTTCAGCCGCCGTTAACGCTGATATGTTGGCGATACGAAGCGAAGAATTAGTCGAGGAGATGAACACCTTCATCAAACGAGGCGTCGGCTACGGTGGGGAGGCCGATTCGAATTGTTATGACGATAGGGTGATGGCATATATGATAGCGCTTATAACGATGGCGCAGTCGTATCAATCGTCGTCGCTATTGGAAGAGATGGGTCAGGTTCCAGGTCATACGCAACGTCACGTTAAGGCTGAACCGCTATCGGACTATGAACGTGGCTATAATGAGATGATGAGCGTCGGAGATGGCCGACTCGGACGGGAAACGAGTTGGCTTAATTATTAGTGAGGGAGGGAACAACGATGTATAAAGAAGGAGATGTTAAATTAACGACGAAACCTTGTAAGGAGTATATCGAAGAGGGTTATTGCGATCATTATCTTAACGAGGCTCATGCGGTTTATGATTCAAGAAATGGTGGAGATAAGATTGCTAACGTGGCCTATCTCCCGCATAGTTGTGATGAGTGGGTCATCGGAGGGATGGATGAGATTGATAAACTTATCCACGACTTAGAGACGGCTAAGGCGACTATGTTAGGAGGTGTATATGCAGATATCTAATAGTTTTGCAGTTGTGTGCCGAGAGTTTTATAATAAACTTTTTCAAGGCGGCTCCGATGATTTAGAGCGAGAAGAGCGATTCCCATTTTGGTGGTTCAATTCTGGTTATTTCAATGTGAGATGTTTAGTTAGAAAGAGGCATAATTTTATATCATCTTATCAAGATGACCGCTGTGATACTTGTGGTGTAGCTGAGATAGATTTGTGAACAACGGTCGCATGGGACGCGAGACGTCGTGGTTGAATTATTAACGAGGGAGGGAATGATGCCAAAGAGAACAGTAGTGAAAACGAAAGACTTACCCAATACGAATCTCCACGTTGATGGTCCTGATGATGAATGGGCTGATGATATTGTCGAAGTCGAAGGCGTCGCTCCTCAAGAGTCGACACCCGAACAACCTCCTATAGATGCGAGTCTCAACACCGAGGAGCGACCCTTCGACCCTTCGCCATCGCTATCAGAGCCAATCGATCTTGACATGGCGGCGAATCTGATATTACAAATGATTCCGCCGAATTTTAAATTACTCGCGGAGGAAGTGGCCGACGTCGTATTGAAAGTGCCACGTTGGCATCTCGTCGCGGGATTGGTCTTAGCGATGATCGAGCAAGGTATGGTTGCGATACCGTCGATTGATCCTGGGTGGGGACGTGAATCATTCAACGCGAAGGAGGTCGAGTGCGAGCAATGCCACGCGATCTTCGTCCCCGATCACATTGGACAGCGATTCTGCTCTAATTTCTGTGGCAATCGATGGGCGCAGGATCATAAGGTGAGAGTTGCTTAACCTCACAATCACACTATTGGTCTATCTAATGGTCGCCCTCCTCATCGGCATCGGGGTAGGTTTCGTCATCTCGAATATACGCCTTCGTAGTCGCTCGGAAGTAATTCACTCCGCACCTCATCAATCTATAGCGGCTGACTCCTCGCAGTCGTTAAGTGCGGTCGAAAGGGGCTATATGAGAGATGGCGAACCTACCTCGATCTCAATAGAGGAGGAAGAATATGTCGAGGAGGTTAATTACCTTAAACGTCATGGATTAGAGTTCGATTCTCGTAGGTGGTTAGACTGATGGCTAATATCATCGGCAAAGCTGAGAAAGATATAATCGCTTACCTCGACAAGTGCTACGACGAAGGTAAGAAATATCGTGAGGAATATAGCAAAGAGTGGGATAGAGCTAACGATATCCTTAGAGGTAAGATATGGCCGGAGCGTCGCCCATCGTATAAAATCAACGCTACGATGAACTATCTCGGCCAAGCGATAGAGAAGAAGGTATCGCTATTGACGGATAGTAAACCAATCGTTGATATCGTCCCGATGAAGATGGGGCCTAATATGGACGCCGCCGCGGAGGTTATTAAGAAGGGTTCGGAATCCATATTCGACGAGCGTCAATTCGGCGCAAAGTTAACCGAGTTCATCACCCTCGAACAAGTCTTCGGCCTATGCCACGTTAAGACCCCTTGGGACCGTACCCTCGACTACGGTAATGGGAATGTTGATATCGTCGTCGTTGATCCTCGTAACTTCATCTTCGACCCCTTTATCAAACGAGCCTACGCCATCCCTTACGGCGAATATTGTAATATGCGTACAATCCGTCCAACCGACTACCTCGCTGAGAAATACCCTTCGGTTCGTGACGATATTAAAGCAGATTACTCTAATCGTGACGAAGGTGGCCACGGACTATTATCCAAGGCGAAGCAACTATTCGGCCTTGGAGATACCTCGCGATCGTCGGTTGTACCTCGTTCGATCGTCGACGATTGGTGGCTAATGGACCGCCAATTAGACGAGAACGATCAGCGCCTTTATAGCGCACAGAGGCATATCGTCGTGGCGGGAGGTCGTATCGTCGAGGACGAAAATAACCCTTATATGGATGGGGAAATTCCATACGACTCGATGATGTGGAATATGGACATCGATAGCGCGTATGGGATAACCGAATTATCTCAATTAGAGATGCCCCAAATGATGTTCAATAAGCTCTTAGCGACGATATTAGAGAATGCTAACCTTATGAGCAATGCGATCTGGATAGGAGACTACGATGCGCTCACCGCAGAAGATTGGAAAAATCTATCGAATGAGCCAGGGCAAAAAGTCAAAGTCCGCACAGGTCGAAACCTCCGTCGCGAATCCGGCACCGCCCTCCCCAGCGGACTCACTCAAATCGCTACGATGTTGGTGCAAGGGCTTAAAGATTTGGCTGGAGATACAGAAGTTTCCAGTGGTAAAAAACCCGGTCAGTTGACAAGTGGCGTAGGCGTCGAGCTATTACAACTCGCTTCTACGACCGCGATCAGATTGAAGGCTCGACAGATTGAGAAATTAATGGAACGCGTCGGTCATAAGATCGTTAGTCGCATCATTCAATTCTATACCGACGATCGCGTATTGGCCATCGTAGGCGAGACCGAGCATTATAAACAATATCTATTCGAGCGTAATCTCATCCGTAAGGCGATCGACGAAGCGAACGTACCATATAAGGCCGCCTATCGTCTATTCGGATTTAAGGTTATGCCGGATTCGTCGTTATCGATGGTTAAGTGGCAAAAGGGGATGGTGGCGACGCAATTATTTCAGATGGGGGCCGTCGATAGGAAATATGTGTTGGATACCCTTGAGGTTCCCAATCGTGACGAAGTATTGAAACGAACAATCGTTGAGCAAATGATGGGCGTCGAACCGATGGGTCATGGAAAGGGAGCCAAGCAGAAACAGGCTAAAACACCGTCGCAAGGCGCAGGTGGTCATCAAGAGCAAGGTATGCACCAAATACCGAGGGTAGCATAGGAGTAATATTATGCCACGTAAATTAAAACATTCAACATCGACATCTAAGCGATGTACAATGAAATCCACCCGTAATGTCGGACTTCGCTCTCAGCACAAAGCGAAACGAACGACAGTGACGACACCTACGGGACGATAGAGATGTTTATATTATATAGTATCGATCACGCTGGTGCTCAAGTCATCCCTGAATGGATGGCTAAAGTTGTTGAAGAATTGTTAAATCGAAGTGTCGCCGTCAGCAATGACGACGATGGACGCCCCCTTCGCGACGGTAGTGATACAAAGCGAAGGCACTCCCCGAGTGGCTAACGGGTAGAGTGATTCAAGCCGGATGGTGCGAATATGGCACGGAGACATCGTGGAAAGAGGGGTCGGAAGCGCGGTCACAGGCGCGGCAGAAAGATGGTGGTGTAGTTGACCATTGGGACCTTCTCCTCGAAGGAGTAGGAGAGGGTCCCCCCTTAACGCAATCATCGCTGTTTGCTGGATAAACAGCTATCATAGGAGGTTCGACATGAGCGACACCGGAGGAAACCCAGGTAATATAGACGCCATCAAGCACATTAAAGGACGTAAACCAGAGTCGTTAAGCGCAGAGAAGGCGTTGCTCCCAGGGCGTCGTAAATCTCGACGTGGCCATAAGCGTGGGAGGAAATTAGCATGACACCTGATTATGAAAGTGGCGAGCCTCGTAAACCGCCTATGCCCCCATCTCGCGATAGAGGCCGCCCTCAGATGAACAACGAAGAGGACGAATCAGTATCGTCGATGCTTCGTCGACAGCGCGGCGACCAAGGTGGCTCAGCGAAGGTGATGCAAGCGGCTAATATATTGGTCGAAGCGGCGAAGGAGAATCCTCAATTACAAGCAGCAGTAGAACAGTGCCTCACGATTCTCCAGGGCGCCGCCTCCCAAGGTGGTGCGCCCGCAGGAGCAAATGGCCCTGGTATGGGCGACGAGGGGATGATACCGAGACCTCCCACGCCTCCTCAAGGTGGCGGAATGGGTGAGGTAGGCTAGAAGTAAAATCTAAACGACGTCCCACTCACCACCCCAAGGGAAGGATGGGAGTGAGCAAAGGAGACCACGATGATGAAAGCAACAGTAGAAAAGATCAAAGACGGAAAGATTTATTGTGTATGGTTTGAGGGTTATGATCTCCATAGAGCCATCTTTAATAGTGATGGAATTAGTTCTGAGCATCTTATTACTAAAGCTGGAGACGTTGTTCAGCTTAAAGACGGCGCTATTGGGGAGGTGCTCTAATGGCATTAACGAAAGAGCAGATTGAAGCAATCAAGGCAAACCCCGAATTGAAAGAGCTATACGACTCCATGAATGCCGATTATACGACGAAGAGTCAGCAAAATGCAGCGTTTAAGACGCTCATCGATGAGCTTGGATTTAGTTCAGCTGACGACCTTCGTGACCACCTTGGCGCATGGCAGAAGTATGGCGAAGGTACGGAACCCATAATGAGAGCGATTCGTGCTAGTGGTATCGACGTTAACGCAATCGATTGGACGTCGCTCAAAGACATGGGCACAGGCCAAGGGGACCAAGGCGGTGACGGCCAACGCCAGTCTCCACGAGGCAAAGGAGCTAAGGGAGGTAGCAACGACGACCGCGACTACTACACCAAGGCTGAGATTGCTGAGATGGTTAAACAATTCCAAACGAACCTCGACACCCACTACAATGCGAGGTTCAACGAATTTGGCCGTTTATTGGACTCTAATATGCAACTTGAGGACCTCCATCGCCAACATTATTCGCGCACAGGCAAATTCGACATGGATACGAAGAAACTTGTCAAACACGCGTTAGATAAGAAGTTGGCGGATCTCAAAGCTGCGTATGACGATTTCTATCATGAGGACCTCGTAAAGAAAGACGTAGAGACTGAATTAGAGAAACGCATGGCCGAGCAGACCGAGGCGAAGAAGGGTAAGGGAGACGAATCGGGCTCACACGAAGCCCCCGCCGCGTTGACCTTCCCTAAGGAGAAACCTAAAGGATTCGCCGCACGCACACGAGAAGTATTAACAGGATTCAAAGATGGCTCGCTCCCTCACGATGACAGTGGCCCCAAAATCAACGCCCCTGCGGAGTGAGGTTGATCGCTGGACCATCTCCCAATTAATCTAAGGAGATGGCACAATGGCACTAAGTTATAACGACCTTGACGTAGCAGTAAGAAAGAAATATCTCCCTGAGCTTCAGGAGCAGATATTTATATCGAACGCGTTTTTGGCGAGGCTTCTCGCTAAGTCAAAGATAGTGTTCGACAGTGGCTTGAAGATCGTCCAGCCAGTTATCTACAAGATGCTCCCTGGAGGGTCATACTTCGGAATGGATACCTTCGACATAGGCTATCAGCAGACGCAGACCCAAGCTGAGTGGCTTTGGAAGGCTCTATACGTAAACGTGACGATTCCAGGGACCGACCTCGCCATAGCTGAGGGTGATGAGAAAATAATGGGCCTATTGGAGTCGAAGATGGAAACGGCCTCGATGACGATGGACGAATTGCTCAGCGCGATGTTGTTTACTGATGGCACAGGCAATAACAACAAAGACTTCGACGGTCTCGCCAACGCCGTAGATGATGGAACGAACTACGACATCTATGGTAACCTCGAGCGCACAACCGACGCGACGTGGTGGAAGGCTCAGTATAACGCCACGGGTGGACCGGTCACAGTCGACATCATCAACCAGATGATTGGCCTTTGCACAATCGGTAAACGTAAACCTGACCTTGCAGTAACGTGTCAGGCGATCTACGATAAGATATGGGCTCGTGTTCAGCCTCAGCAACGGTTCTTCGCTGAGCATGGATCGAACGCGGACTTGGCCAGTGTGGGCTTCTCGGGTATAGAATTTAATGGCCACATGGCTCTGGTCGTAGATAACCATTGCCCTCAGCAAGGGGGCCTATTAAACTAAAGGGAGGAGCAATGACAGAAGAACAACAACTTTCATATTTTGCAGGGTTCTTTGATGGAGAAGGCTGCGTAACCTTTAATAAGGTCTTGAGAAAGAGCGGTAACGTTTTCTACACATTAGTCGTTCATATCAAGAATTGTAACCCTTATCCCTTGATAGAACTGCAAAAAGTCTTTGAAGGTTCCATATATAAGGAATCTGAGAGGGGACAGAATCATCGGACAACTTATCGTTGGATGGTTACTGGATTGAAAGGTGTGCTCTTTTTAATTGCTATCAAAGACTTACTTATAATCAAAGCTGAAGAAGCTGATCTTGCTATTAAGTTATTTGGTATCAGTCAGCGATATAAACAGCATGGTGTTCGAGTTAATCGAGTGCCTGAAGACGTTATGGTTCAGATGACTGATTTATATGACCAAATTACAGCTTTGAAACATAAGGAGTATATAGACCTTCCCATGCTTAATATTGAAAACTCCGAGAACTCGGTGGACACCTTAACGAGTGACGTCGAAGGCAATACCGAGCCGAGCCTTTCGTTAGTTGACGAAAGGAAGGTGTAACGACTATGTACGGAGAGCGAAAGCTAAGATATAGTCTGGACTGCATGGAAACATGCAGAGGCGACAGAAATGATCGCCCGCCTCGTAAGAGGTTACTAAGTAACAGAACGAATGGGATTATGTATTTCCTCAACACAGACTTCTGGAAACTCGTATTAAATAAGAATAAGAACTTTAGTTGGACCTCGGAGAAGACTCCCACAGATCAGGATGCCTACGTGAGGCAATTGCTCACGATGGGCAACCTCATTTGCACGCAGCCACGTCTCCAGGGCGCGATCATCAACCTAACGTAACGGTATTATGTGAGGTAAGGTTCCTCGGGCCTGCCTCCTTCCCCAATCCCGAGAAGGGAGTCTTGGTGGTTCTCCTCCCCCCGAAAAGAACCACCACCACTTCAAGCCAATGAGGTGTAGAGCCTGCCAATAGGCAAGTAAGGAGAATCGAAGATGGCAACCACAGGCAATCAGTATATCGCAGTTCCAGGAGCCGAACGAGGCTCTAAGCACGACGCGACGGCGTTTAAGGTTGGCGTGTATTCGTATGAGCGCGTTGACCTCCAAACGAGCGCGGTTGGGTCAACAACGGGCTCGACGATGTATCCTTCGCATACGATAGGAGATAAAATCATCCTTGGCGAGCGAGTGTTCTATTATGGCCGCACCGCCAACGCCGCAAACGCAATCCCTGGGGAGTTATATCAGTCAGCCCTCTCTGGAACGTCTCTCGCCAACAACTGTAACAACTGCGCAGTCTACGCGAACGCTACGGCTGGCTCGTATCAATTCCAGCTAATCGCTCAGGTCGCCTATACCATTCCGAATTATTTCTTCGGAGGGTATATGAATATCGTAATCCCGTCGGCGGCTAACCTTCAGACTACGATACGAATCGCCGCCACCTCCAACACGACGCTCATCGGCGCCAACAACGTTATGACGGTGACCCTATTCGACCCCCTTCCCTTCACCCTCACCACAGGCGCCAACGTCTCCCTCACCCAGTCGATATGGGATCGCCCCGTGACGATGAACGCTACGCTCCCCACAGGCGTACCGTGTGGCGTACCCCTCGTAACCATCCCCGGTTCCAATAACACCGCCAATGCGGCCAACTACGACTACTATGGTTGGTTCCAAACGTGGGGACCTTGCGCCATCTTAACCAACGCAGTCGGCGTAATGGGATTTGGCCTTGGACCGGGCGCTCAAAACGGCACCGTCGCCAACGTATCGAACGCACTCCAGCCGATATTGGGTTGGACAATGCGTATCCAGGGCGCAAACAACTGGGCTATGGCCTATCTCCAGATAGCACCGTAAGGAGGGTCCGATGGCAGCACTCGCTTTCAAAGCAACATTTATGTGGACAGCCTCGCTCGGATCACGCACGGTTAATAAGGTTGATTTCGTCGTAACGAGCTACAACTCAGCGGGTATCATCTTCACCCCCGCTCAGGTGGGGCTAACAGACGTCAACTTCGTCATCCCCATCAACAACGGTGCGGCTGCTGCCAATCAACCTGTCACCTTCGCATTCAATGGGGCTAATGGGACGACTACCTATTCCATATTAGCCTACAACGCTACCAACTCACCCGTAGCCGATGGTAGCACCTTCAACATGACAGCGTTGATAATCGGATCATAAGGAGAAACGACTATGGCTATAACATTCAACACCTTAACATCACCAGATCGATACGACGCATGGGGTTCGCGTCGTGCGGTCTCGGGAACAATGGCTCTTGACGGCGCCTATCCTCCAGGAGGTTATCCGATCACTGCTGCTAACTTCGGTCTAACCTACATCGACCGTATAATCTTTCCTGAAGAGAATAGTGGCCTCACCTTTCAATATGTCTTAGGCACAGGTTCTAACCAGAGCAACACAGGTAACATTAAAGTATTCATGGACGGTATTCCTCCAATCATATGGCAGGAGAACCAAACCATCGGAAACGCAACGACGGCGAATCAGTTCACCCTCAACTACCCCCCTGCGTACATATTCTATGCAGGAATCGCTAACGTGGCTTATTCTCTCGTTGACCAAGCAGCAACGCTTGCCGCTAATCAGATGCAATTCACTTCGACACTAACCTTCGGCAATCGGACCCCAATCAATACCTACGCAGGGAATGGCTCAATAATGAGCATAGGCTATATCACCCAGGCGTGGAAAATGATATGGGATAACCTCGTTCAAAATGAGAACCAAACGACCGCCGCAAACGTTGCAACATTGGCATCAGGTGCGAATGGCGTGATGGCGATTGAGAATTGTCGAGCAGTTGGGACGACAGCAACGAATGTGGTACAATACCTCCCGCATGGAGCGACAGCAGCATCACATCAGGCGAAGGCGAATATGACCGCTTCGACATTAACATTCAACGCTACCGACGCGGTTACATCATGTATCACGACCTACGTTAAATTGCCAGCCTCAGGTATGGCGTATGATCGTATGGTTGTAGAGCAGACGCCAACGGTAGCAACGGCGCTATGCACACCTAATAGTCAATACGTCTTGGTGTGGTCATTTATGAACCAAATCGCTGGGCTCAATAGTACCAATATCATAATCGAAGGTATGCAGCAGACTCCTACGGCAGGAGCAGCGACATTCACATTAAGTAATGGTCTCATTCAGATTACCGCCGCAAATGGTGCGACGGCAAATAACGTTTCGTGTTCGTATGTGTGGGGTCGTGAGATGGAGATTCAGACGATCCCAATGGAGGCTTACCCTAACGCAAATATCGCTTATGCGAATGCGGTTCCTTATATTGCGATAGGGTCGTAACGACGTCAACGGGGGAGGGTCTCGGGAAGGCCCTCCTTCGAATCTAAACGAACGAAGGGAAGGAGAATAGAGATGAGAGAGAAAAAAGTCTTGTTCACCGTGGTTGTTGATAATTACGCACCAGCGCTAACGGAGCTTACGTTTCCGTGGCTTCGTCACTACGCCTCGAAGATAGGAGCCGACTTTCACATCATATCGGATAGGAAGTCGCCTCACCTACCTCCGGCGATGGAGAAATTACAGATATACGACCTTGGAAAAGATAACGATTGGAACGTCTATATCGACGCCGACGCCCTTATCAACCCCGACCTTATGGACGTAACATCGTTGCTTCATAAAGATACGGTCCTATTTACAGGTAAGGATATGGCCGCGATGAGATTTCGCCCCACAGGATACGAGAAACGGGATGGACGATATATCGGCGCTTGCAATTGGTTCTGTGCGGCGAGTGATTGGTGTATTGACCTGTGGTATCCCCTTGATCTCACCCGCGAAGAGGCCATCAATAATATCTTTCCAGTGTGTAGTGAGAAGATGAGTGGGATAATAGACCCGGCGCACTTGATGGACGATTATACGCTCAGTCGCAACATAGCGAGATTCGGCTTGAAACATCTCACCATCGAGCAGGACCTCAAGCCCAAATTCAATCGCCCTTACGACAACTACTATTGGCACCAATACACAATGCCCATCGAAACGAAGGTCCAAAAGATGCTTGAGATATTGGTCCTGTGGGGGATGATTCTACCTGAGGTCGACGAGAAATACCACGACTATATCGAGGCAATTAAAGCTCAGCAGGCAGCGCAACGTCTCCAACCATTCGCTCCTCAATCCGGTATGATGTTACCTCCTGGCCTTCAGCAAATTCCAGTGGGGGTGATGTAATATGAAAATAACTATCATTACAGAATGCCCAAGATGCAAGGAGATAGTTTCTTACGAAGCTGAGAATTTTGGCGACGCTCAAATGTATCTCGAAGGAACCTTTAATAGTTTTTACGCAAACCTTGATGGTGGAGTTTGTGAAAAATGCCGAGACGCATATTTGCTTTATGCCGCTAAGTTGAAAGATGAAATGGAGGGGAAACTTGAGCAGTTCGCGAGCGGTGAGGTGTTAGTATGAGACCTCTACGAGATATGGATTCAATAGCTATAGAGATCACAAATCGATGCGTCAAACATTGTTCCAATTGTACACGCTTCGTTGGTCACTTCAAACAAGACCAACTTACCAATATGACCCTTGAGACCTTTCATCAAGCTATCGACTCAATGGAAGGTTATCGTGGCGTAATTGGTTTCCAAGGAGCCGAGCCTCTATTACACAAGCACTTCGTTGAGATGTGCGAGTATGCGAGGTCGAAGTTTCCTAAAGACCAACTTGGGTTATGGACCACTTTGCCAGACGGTTACACTCACTATAGCGAAGTAATCTCTACGACCTTCGGCCACATCTTCATTAATGACCATTCCCGCGATGACATCCTACACGCGCCTCTGCTCGTAAAGATCAGTGAGGTTATTGCCGACCCAATCGAGCAGTGCTACATGATCGACCATTGTTGGGTCCAGAATAGTTGGTCCGCAGCCATCACGCCTCGAGGTGCTTATTTCTGTGAGGTGGCAGCGAATCTCGACCTTCTTAATGGAGATGGTAGCAAAGCGTGGCCTATCGAGGTAGGCTGGTGGCGTCGCTCCCCATTACATTTCACCGATCAAATCGTCGAATTTTGTTTCCAATGTGGGGGAGCGATACCAATGGCGTGGCGTCGTAGCGTGGAGACCGTCGACGATATGTCTCCGGCGTGGGTGGAGTTATTGAAAGAGAAGTCTCCCAAGGTTAAAGCTGGTAAATACGTCATTAGCGACTTAGCGATGAAACAAGAGGCTCGCCAACGCGCTTCGTATAAAGACCAAATCTATCGTGAGCACATAGCCAATCGTTACAACCTGACGCTCATGACCAACCCACGAGGCTATTTGACGCCCGTGCGTAAACTCAGAATCGCCAAATAGAGGTTATTATGATGAACTACGCTAACAATATGACCTTTCAAAATTGGGTGGACGCAATTAACGGTCGAGCCACCTCGTTAATCGGTGACATCGTATATGGCAAAATGCTCGCAGATAAATTCAACGCTATGACCTACGGCCTTAACGCTACTCAAATCGCCGCCCTCCCACAATTCGCTGGGACGGGTGTCACCGCTAATGATGCCACCAATATGATGTACGCGACGGGCGTATTCACCGACCTTTATAACGCTCTATATAACGTAGCTAATCTCGCTCAGGCTTATCGTCTTGGATATTTAGAGCCCTTCGTATAAGGACAACATGGCCACGTTTGGTTATTCTGACAATCCAGTCGTAGAAGCCGACGCCTCTACCAATATCGTTTGGTTTAAGGCTCAGTCGACTCCAGCGTCTAATGGATCATTAACGTCGATAACATTATTACAAAGCGCAAGCTATAGCGCCGGTCAAACGATGTTCGTAGCCTTATATTCCGATGATGGAGGGAGTCCGAGTAAACCTCACACTCTATTAGCGTCGATAGCAACGGGTGGAGGCTCCCTTAGTAACGTCTCTTATGGCACAACGACGAGCAACATTTCCTATGCGAGTCTAGTCGCCGGCACCCAATATTGGTTCGGCATCGCTTGTTCGTCATGGTCGGCCTACCTCGGATGGTATTTCAACATCTCCGGCACTGACATCAACTTCGCCACTAATGACTGTTATTACGGTGGCACCGACACCTCATGGCCAGCGACAGCAGAATCTAACCTCACTTTCTATAACGAGTGTGGTGGTGCCTATGCCACCTACACTCCGAGCGCAGGTGGGGCTACGTGGCTCAAAGAAGGTTACTTATGGCAACCTCAAGGACAAGGTGGGGGTAATCCATGCTTCTAACAATTCCAGCGGGAACGACATCTAAAATGATAGCGTTTCCGATATTTGATTCATCTTCAACGACGGGCGCCTTATTAGCTGGTCTCACCTCGGCCAACGCAGGGACGTGTTATTACTATCGCGAAGCCGCAGCGAATGAGACCGTCATTTCATTAGGCGCCGGGACCGTTGGCACGTATGGCTCGGGGAACTTTGTGGCGCTCAATGGTACTAACCTCCCAGGTATCTACCAATTGAGTATCCCAAACGCAGCCCTCGCCGCCTCAGCCAATTGGGTTATATTGAATCTCAAAGGCGCCACAAACGCGGTTCCTGTCGTTGTGATGATTCAATTAACCTCATTGACGGATTATCCCGCTAACGTCACCGCATGGAATGGTAGTGCAGTCGCCGCAGTTTCAGTGAGTGGTATCCCCAAGGTAGACGTATGGGACTATAACGGAACCGCCGTCGCTACGCCAGCGACAGCCGGAACGCCCGACGTCAATGTGAAAAATATCAACAACATCGGCGCCACCTCTGTAGCGACCATTAGCGCCACCATCGGCACGACGCAACCTATCAATTTCACCGGCTCAGGTGCGTCGGCTCTCGTAAAAGGCGATACGATAGATTGGGTTTCGTCAGCAATCGCCGCGCCAGCTGCTTCAGGTCTACCAGACGTTAATATTAAAAACGTAGGTAACTCGACTGCAAATACGACGGCGGCGCTATTGGGAGTAAATATCATATCCTCCGGTAATATCGACTTCACCACTTTACAAAAGACTTCACTCAATTCAGCCACCCCAGTCGTGACAGTAGGCGCAACTGGTATCAACAATGCCTCGTTCAATAACGACGTAGCAACGACAGGTAACGTATTACCAACCGCCGTTTACAATGCGCTTAATTCTGGTTATACCGATTCGACGTCATTAACCTCTGGTAGCGTCCTCGACCGTGTTCGCGTGATGAGTTGGATACTTCGCAATCAAATGGTAATAACCGACACTAATGGGAATTGTGTATTATATAAAGACGATAACGTTACCTCAGCCGCTAACGTAGCGAGTTGCCTCACAGATAATTCAACTTACACCACGCGTCTAAAGTTAATCTAAGGAGGCCACGATGGATTCGACAGTTAAGATTGACCTTAAAGCCCTCCTTGAGCCCTATAGCGAAGGTGGCCATCGCACAATCGAGGGGCAAATCAAATGGCTCGTTAGCAAAGGAATCCCTCGTGAGCACGTTGATAAAGCGATATTAACTGTCTATAAGGAGATGCACGAAGGACGAGTATTCCCAACGCCTAACGACCTCGACCAAGAGTTATTGCGCGTTGCGAAGGAGCACCACACCTTAGAGCTATCCGAATCGGTGGCGAAGTTGGAGCACTTCTTTAATAATTTAAAGGTCCCCACGCTAAGTCGTTGGCACTACCTTAAAGCCTTCTTCACGGGTAAATTAGACGTATGAGCACTCAAGACTACGCCTTCGTCTCCTGGGGAGTATTCGCACCATCATCAACGTCGGCGCAGAGAGTCCATTTCTTCGCTTCGTGGGGATTGATGAGAATACTTCCATCAGCAACGGTTGTAGCTAATTGGTTGATAAGGTGGCTATGGTGGGGTCAAGACGAATGGGGGTATCGAGGATGAGCCTTAATAATCGCGCCTTCGCTTCGTGGGGAGTATTCGGTAAGACGGTTACAACGGGTTCTCAACGCGCAGACCTATTCTCATCGTGGGGTCTTGATATGGCGCTACCTAATTTCGTGGCCCCTAAAGGTCTATTCCTCGGTGCAGAGATTGGTTATTGGTGGCGTCAAATATTCGACATAATGTATCCATTTCTAAATAACGAAGAAGGTTAAAGGAGTACGACGATGGCCGGTCAGACGACATTTGGAATCAGCGGTTCATGGGGGATCACGTTACGGTATGTGCTCGTAGGCTCTAATGCCATAACCCTCCCTGGGTGGATAATTGACCCAACCTCATATATAGGTGTCGATCAAAAACAACCCGCAATCGTGCGATTTTACGCAGGTAATAACGCCCTCCCTGGGATGAAACTCCAGGGCTCGACCTCGGGTGCCTCCAACGCTTTCACCATCTTACAAACCGTCGTTGATTCGGGTTCTCTAACAAGCGGCGCCAACGCTACAGGGTGGTTTCTCGTAGATAAAGCGACGACCTTATCAATGACCGAGACCCTTCAGGTAGGCGCTACGACCTACGCTAACGCAGCCTCTAACGGAATCACAATGCCAGTGATGAGAGGTATGGCTGCGAAGGCGGTCTCGATAATGCCCGAGGGAGCAACGATACGAGTAACCGCTGATGGATCGCCGGCGGGCTCAAACGCTAATACCCCCTCCAACTTCGGTCTCCCCATCGCTGCAGGGACGTTATTTCAATTACAAGAATGGACCGCGATGACGAGGCTAATAATAATAAACGACGCTGCTTCGGCTAATGCGACGGTTAACGTGGCGATCTATTACTAAGGAGATGAGATGAAAAAGTCCATCGTTGTTTTATTGTTTATTTTAGCAATAATTCTAATCTCATTCTCTATGTGGCGTTATAGCGAGTCTCAAACTACCTATAGCGGTGGCGTTGGCGGTGGCGGTAATATGGTTCAATCAGGAAGCGTAGCCCCTGGCAATGTCCCAAAGATGAATGCTGGAGGTACAGCTTACGTCGATAGTGGCGTAGCACCCATTCCCTTTGGTACCATGGATGATGGCTATCCCCTCACCTACTGTGCGACATGCGGGCCCAATAGTGGACCGGCGGTCAATGCGAACGTGATGCCAACCGAGGACATCGGTGCGGTCTTCCCTCCTGGCACAGCGGTCAATACTATCGTTTATCGACCTATTTCTTACGGAGCGACCGTTGACGAATGGACCATCGTATGCAGTGCGACGGACGCCAATGCGGTTGCTGTGGATGTGCTTCGTTTGACCTTCACAACGGGTACTCTTCCGACTGCCAGCATCATAGGAAGCGGCAACCATCCGACCCTTACGGGAAGCGCCGTCATGAGTCAAGCTGCTCCGAACGGCAGTTGGACATCGACGGCTCTTGTGGCAAACGACGTTCTCGGCTTCAAGCTGACCACGGCACCTGCGACTTCCACGACCGGCTGCACTGTCGGTTTGAAACTCACCAAGACGAGCTATTAGGAGGCTGACCATGAAGAAACTCTCAATACTGGCAATCCTGGCGGCTTTCCTAATTCCCTCGTGGGCTTTGGCAACCAATTACTTCGGATGCGCCGCCGTAGCTTCAGCCAACATAAATGTCGCGAATGGTTGGGGTACGGCATCAACGGGCTCCTGCACATGCTCTGGCGCTAACTCAACTATGCCCACTTTCACGTCCAGTGATAATCTCTATGCAAACGGTTGCGCCTCTATCGCCATCAATGTTGACCCCGGTAGCGTATCGGCCACCCCAACATTGCGTACCGATGTTAATGGGACAGGTGCAACTGCCGGGGGCGGCTTCACCCTTTGCACCGCAACTACCACCGGATGCTTAGGCAATTCCACAAGCTTTCCCTCAACTACCGCTCATTTTAATACTCAGGCGGGAACGACACATGCTGTATCCATTTCTGGATCATCTGGCGGAGGAACTATATTCGGAAATGGCATATCGAGTTCAACGACGAACTCCGTGGATGCGATATCGGATAATGTTTCTGGAAGTACCCCAATGACATTTACCGGCAGTTATACCAGCGGAACAGGTGGGACGAGCGACTACGGGATACAATTCTCCAGTTCCGGTACGCCTGTTACCATAAACGGAAACTGCATAGGTGCATCTGGGCCGGGCTGCTATTTTAGTCCTGGCGGGGCATCGCTAACGGTAAATGGCAACTGCGTGGGTTCAAGCACGACGAACAATGGTCAGAACCCAGGATGCAGGAATAACAGCACAAGTGCCCTCACGATAACTGGGAATTTGATATGGGGGACAGATGGACCCCCCATTACTGGGCCGTTTCTATGGACCCCGGCAAGTACCAATTATGTCCTGGCTCCTGCTACCGGATCGTATACGGCAGGAACGCTGAATGCCAACGCTACGGAAGCCGGTCCGGTCTACGACTCAACAAACACGACATACAATAATTCATATATTGGGCCTACGAATATCCAGACAACCAAGACTGCGGGCAGCGTTACCGGAAGTTTGTCCTCAAGTGGAGGCGCTAGTGTTTATTAAAAGGTTTTTATTTATTATCATACTATTTATCCCGTGCCATGCCTTCGCGGCCAACTGGTACTGTAGCAACGCTTCTCAGGGCTCCAATAACGGCACATCGTGGACGAATGCTTGGGCCTTAACCGGAGTAGTATGGGGAGGTGCTGGGGTCAATCCTGGAGATACGCTCTATATCGACGGTGGAAGCTCAGGGATGACCTATACCGCGACGGCAAATAGTATGTTGGCAGTCGGAGTCTCTGGAACCAACGTAAGTCAAATCACCATCGCCACAGGCGCCCTATCTCCTTATCCTTCTGGTCATAGCGGGAAAGTGGTATTTGATGGCAACGCTTTGTATTATTGGCTCATAGACTGCGTGCCTTCGGCACAGGGGGGGCAAACCTACAGTGGGTATGTTACGATAAACGGCAATGACGGAAATGGAAACCAGAATCTTGAACTGTATAATACTCTCCGTAGTGCTGACTCAGGAGGTAATCAAGAGGCTGCCATTTTCTCAAAAGGTGGTCCCCACGACGGTAACAAACTTCTGTACGTTCAGATAGACAGTATAGCCGATGGTGTTCAAGCCCAGGGGCCCTACACGTTTGAAGTTGGCCATGTATCTGTCACCAACTTAATAGGAGACCACAACGTTAGGGTGACAGGTGGAATCAACTCTGCTTTCGGAAACATCCTTATTCACGACAGCCTGTTTTCAATCATGGCAGACCCAAACCAAGGTCACTATGGCCCCGATGGCATACAGGGTTCAACTGGCATAGATGTCTATAACTGTACATTCATCGCGACATCTGGAACAGATTTAGGCATTCAGCACCCCGACTGCATTCAATGGGATTTCGATCTTGATAGAGCATGGAATAATTACTTTTATGGTGGAAATGCGGGCGTTAATAGTGCGATGTTTGGCAACTTCTCGGGTGCCGGTCCGGCACAGATAAGACTTCAAGTCTTCAACAACATAATAGACAACTTTTCGGCGTCAGGGATTGCCATCACAGCGGGATCGGGTACGACCTCGCTCAGTATTGTCATAGCTAATAACACCTTTGTCGATAATTATGCTGCAAATTATCCCCTTGGCGTAGTTCTCGGAACGGTGTCATCGGGGAGTGTGGTTATCGAGAATAACATCATTTTCAATACGGGAAGTCACGGCGCAACCGGCCATCCCGCCCTGCAAGCAGCGGTGGTAGAAATGGCCTACTCGTCACAAGAATCCATTGTATCGTTCGACTATAATGACGTAAACGCTGGCTCGACAGGAAGTACTGCGATAGAATGGTGGACAGCAGGAAGTTGGAGTGGTAATACCTGGAACGTCAATACCCCAGTTCAAACAGCTATTTCTCAGGCTAACGGGCAGACAGGAGCACCATCCTTTATTTCATACACGGTAGGATCACAGTCGAACAATTATCGACTTTCCGTATCGGATACGGCAGCAAAGAGTAACGGCGCCAACCTCACAAATCTAAGCATCACCCCCCTCGATCTGGACATCACGGGGGCGCAAAGACCGGCAAGCGGGGCATGGAACATCGGTGCTTATCAGAGTACAGGTTATGGACTGTTTTGACCCGGACCAGGGATTGCTGTTGACGCAGATACGACGAGAGACGAGTCCCGATATGGGAATGATTGATAGACGACAGTAAGGCAAAGGAGAATAGTAACGTAGACAACCACTTCGGTTGCGAGGCTTGAAGAGAGGATGAAGAAATAATGGGCGCTCAAGACAACAGATTCGATTTCCAAGACGGCGTATCCCTCAAGGAGTTCCTTCTCAATAAGATCAGCGATCTTGAGAAGAGGATCGAACTTCATTTCAAGCTGAATACAACGGCCTTGGAAAAGGCCGACGAGAAGATGAGCGTCAGGCTCGCGGCCATGAACGAGTTCCGCGAGGCCCTGAAAGACCAGACGGCACAGCTAGTCAACAAGACCGAATACAACACCGTGAAGGACCGGATGGCTGCTTTCTGTCTGAGAGGAGATTTCGATTCATCGGTTGCAAGGCTTGAAGAAAAGATCAGGACGCTGGAATTGAGCAAGGCCGAACTGGCCGGGAAAGCAAATCAGAGCTCGGTAACCTGGGCGACCGTATTTGCCGTGGCAGGGCTGATCATGGGATTCCTGGAATTGATATTGAGGATAGCGAAGTGAACCCCTGCGGCTACGAGCCTACATGGCTGATCCTTATCGAGGCGATGGATGATAAGGAAAGGTGTGATGCGTTTGTGGCCCTGTGGACAAAGTGGCCTGTGGAGATGGAATGCTCGATGCACGTAGCCGCGAATCTCGTCCCAGAAGGGAAAGGAAAATGGACAACTTAGGAACAAGGTTGAACAACTGGATGAACATCCGCTACTCCGAGAACAACAAATGGGTAGGTCAGACCGGACAGGAGGACGGATTCTGCCAGTTTGACACGGTCGGCCACGGGCTCAGGGCCGGGCGTATCATCCTTCAGCACTACCTCTCGGAAGGATTCGACACCCCCGAGAAGATGATCATGCGGTATGCTCCCTCCTTCGAGAACGACACCGAGAAGTACATAGCCGACGTTTGTTTGTGGACAGGATTCGACAGACATGAGAAAATAACTGTGATGGACATCACCGCACTCCTGTGCGCTATGGTGCGTCAGGAGACGGGGAACAGGTGTACGGATAGTTTGATCGTAGAGGCAACAAAGGAGGAAAACGAGACATGATGAAATTAGGAAGACAACCCCGGAAGTACGGAAACATCCCTCACATGAGCGCTATGATGAAGTTGGCGACTCCGATAGTCTTGCCCCCGGCCATCGATTATGCCGACAAATTGCCGGCCAACACGGGAATGTATTTGAATGATACCTTGGGTTGCTGCACGATCAGCGCGATATACCACATGCTCCAGTTGATGTCCGTCAACTCCTGGGGAGTAGAGACCGTCGAGCCAGATGCGTGCTGCCTGATGACCTACGAGGCGGCGTGCGGGTACGACCCCTCCAATCCATCAACCGACCAAGGAGGTGTTGAGCAGGACGTTCTCACCTACCTCCTCAATACCGGGGCCGTGACGGGAATGAATGAGGAGACCCATCACAAGATCATGGCCTTCATCGAGACGGACGTGCGGAACCTCGATGACATCAAACGCACGATCTATGAGTGTGGGTGCGCCTATATCGGCTTCCAGGTGCCTCAGTCGATCATGCCGGCCAATGCTCCGCCCCCTGGAATTTGGGATGTCGGAGGCGACCAGACCATCCTTGGGGGGCACGCAATCATCCTCACCGGATACGATAACCAAGGCTTTTACCTTATCAGTTGGGGGCAAAAGTACCTGATGACCTTTGACTTCTTCACTGCGTTCACTGAGGAAGCATACGCCATCGCCGATCGGGAGTTCATCACGGCCACCGGGAAGTCGCCTTTGGGGCTGACAATTGCGGAATTGGAGGCGCAGATGCAGGGATTGAAGCCATGATCAAGACCACTCACATAATCGACCTACCCGGCCTGACCAACGTGGGGATCGTGGAAGATGGGAAGATATACCGAGGGGCCCGGCCTGCCAACTACGAGACCCTAAAACAGTTGGGAATTAAGACCATTATCAATCTTGAGGAATTTCACGTAGATAACCCGCCGTTTAATGAGTTTGCACTCGTGGCTTATCCAATGACTGTGTTTGCTCCAGACAGTGGTCAAGTTACAATGAGCCTTCAGGCTATGAGACTATCTACTAACCAGCCTGTTTACGTTCATTGTCAACAAGGACAGGACCGAACTGGTCTAGTATGCGCAGCCTACCGGGTCAAGGTGCAGGGCTGGACCGTGGCTCAGGCGTGGGAAGAGATGCAGACCTACATCCTCTCGCCCATAGGGGAGATATGGTTTCCAATTCGTGACGCAGTAATGAGTCTCAAATAAAGGAGGCAACAAAATGAAAACCGTTCTTGTATTTTTGGCTGTGGCTCTTGCAATGGGGGCTCTCGCATTTACCTGCTCGGCACAACAGACCCCTCTGCCGCCTGTAATGACAAACGAGCAGATGCAGGCCGCCTATCTCGCCCCACAGCCCTGGCCGCCCCGGAGCAACCCTCCCAAGATGGGCCTTGGCGGACAGATCGTCGTGCCTACCGGGCTCCAGTGGGTATTCCCGGCGAATCTCTCGGGCGACGTGGGTCTCATCTACGAGCAGAAGGGCATCCATACGACAGCCCCAGGTGTGGGCGTGGACCTCATCAACTATGACAACGGGCTTCTCGTCGGTAGGTTCGAGGGCTTCTTCGCCAGCCCTGACGCCGTATCGACTCAGAAATGCGACGTGGTCGGCGCCTCGTTCATGATCAACCTTCTTCAGTTGGCGGCTACCTTCGGAGGCTCGGCAGTCAATACGAGTACCCTTAATTCGATCCTGACGGCCATGAATCCCTCGATAGGGTTCTTTGGAGGCTACGACTTCAACAATAAGGCCCTGGCCGGCGGACCGATGTTCTCGATCATTAACATCCCTCTTGGCACGACGGGGACGGCGTACAAGACAGCATCAGTCCAGGAACGTCAGGCCATTACGGATAAAGAACAGGACGTGCTGAACAAGATGGCTGAGTGGGTAAAAACCGGGAAGATGACGAATGAAGAGATGGGTCAGATGCGCCAGGCTCTCGTAGACAACCAGTAGGAGGGACCATGATAGGAATCATCATAGTAATTATCGTCGTAGGCGTGCTTCTGTGGCTTGTCGAGACCTACGTCCCGATGAACCCGACGATCAAGAGAATCCTGGAAGCGGTCGTAATCATAGTGCTGGTCCTGTGGCTGCTCAGTTGCTTTGTGGACTTCGGGTCTATCGGGTCTGTGGGGCCGGTCCATAAGTTTCACATAGGGAGGTGACATGACCGCCAAAGACAAATGGTTCTATGGCATAGCGGCGGGGCTGATGTTCTGCGTCATCGTCTTTTGCTTCCTGGCGGTCTGGTATCCCATCCCCGAGAGCGGCAAGGACCACTCCAACACCATCCTGGGCTTCTTCCTTGGAACGGTCCTTGGGACGATCATAGGGGTGATCTACGGGACATCCAAGACGAGCCAGGAACGAAGCGAGATGCAGCTGAGGAAGGATGCGGCGGATGGCGGACCTTCCATTGACGACCTCCACAAGCAACTCAATGGAGGTAAATGATGGCACTGACAGTCAAAGAGAAGGCGCTGCTCAAGGGGATCATCGACAAAGCGGAGACTGACAAAGCGGCACAGGATGAGGCTTGGCAGACTATTTATAAACAAATCCAAGACCTCCAAAATCAAATAACTCTCATAACGAGAAAGGAGAAAGACATGCTACAGGTTATTACAGACATTCAGACGGCGTTGAATACGCTGGCTGCGGCAGTGACGGCCCTTGAAGGTAAGGTTCTAAGCGCGGATGATTCGGCAGCTTTAGACGCAATTAAAGCTCAGATCGCTACAATCCAGGGCACGATTCCAACGACGTAACTAATGACGAAGGGGGGCCATGATGGGTGTTTATCCGATCAACTGCTATCATGGCCCCATAGGTAGGTAATGAGATGAGCCTCGCCTCGATAACGAATAATATATTTAGACTATGTCCTGGGTTGCAACCTGACCTTGTGAGGTCATTCGTTCAGGATTCGTATGCCCAATTAGCTCGTATGGATTGGCAATGTCTTAATATAACTCGTAACATCATCACCACTGGACCCTACGCCACAGGGACCGTCGACGTTAATACGAGTGGATCGATTACAGGTCACGGGACGACCTTCACCGCTGCGATGGTAGGAGGGTGGATGACCCTCGACTGGAGCGACAGTAAATTTCAAATCTTAACTCAGACATCTCCAACTTCGATAACTATAGGAGGATGGTCACAGGTTACTCTAACCGGATCGGAATATACCATCTCATTCTATATATATAAACTCCCTACGCCTCAATTAAAGGTTTACGACGTTACCTACCAAACGTCTCTACCGAAGAAATCCCAAGCCTATTTTAATAGCATCGATCCATCGCGCCTCGAGACAGGCCAACCTCTTTATTGGGCCGATGCTGGCTTTGATATCGACGGTGGGACGATGTTATCGCAGATTGAGATCTATCCCATCCCGGATCAGCAATATCCATTGAGAATATACGGTAAGATATATGTCGATGCTGTGCTGCCGACGGTGTCAACGCCTTCGCAATTGTACTTACCTGAGGACCTAATTGAATCACACGCCCTTCGTCAGTGCTTTCGCGTGAAAGATTCTCTTGATCCGAAGGGTGGCTGGATGGAGCGTTATAAGATTGAGGACGTCCATTATAAGGAATTACTCGCCGACGCCATATTCGAAGACTTCTCCCGTGCTAATGCCCCTGATGCTGTGAAAGATACTCAGGGAACGTCGTTAACCTATCCAGCGAGCGACACCTTTGCCGCCTCGCATGATGTGGATTAGCTATGAGCGAAATGTTTGACCTTCTCAATCAACAAGTTCGAGGCGCCCTCGAGCCGTTGAAACGTAATAAGATATTTAAATTCTTCACCGAGAATATTCCCGCGTCGGGTGTTGATGTGGGGATGACCTCAGGTGCGGCGACCTCGGAAATGTTAAAGAGTCTTATCCCTCATGGTTTAATCGAACGTGACCCTGAGTCGGTGGCGTCGTTATTAAAGCTAATGACGAAGGGCTTTCCATCGAGTCTCTATAAAGACCTTGAACACTTTCATGTACTCCCTCCTGGGGAGCGTATCGATGTTTATAGTCCAGAAATTACAGCTGCACTTCCAGGTGAGAAGGTTTCTGGTTGGGGAGGCGCATTCACGAGACCTTCAAGGCAATGGCTTACTGGTGATCCTCAATACAAAGATTGGACTCCTGAGATTTCTACGATGCCAGTAGGATATACTAAGCCAGCCGCTCAGAAATGGCCTCGTGGACTCCCCATCCCAGGTGAGTTTGTCCCCACCGTTGGCCACGAAGGAGGTCATGCACTACATTGGGACCTCACACGGGATGCGCTTAATGCAGAGGGTATGCCGGCAAGTCTTGAGGCGCGAGAGAATTTGTATAACAATCCGACATATTTTGGTAAGTTTAATGAATCCATAGCAGACTTTTTAGGTAATGAAATGTTAGAGCGAACGGGCTTGCCGAAGATATATCGTAAAGAGTGGCCTAATGTTGAGAAGAATACCAAGTGGTTCGAGGAACATGCGAATGCTCAAGGTAAAAGTGGTGAGGATTATCTTAGAGATCAGCTTAGATTGTTAGTGCAAAAGTTATATAGACCATAGGAGCCCACTATGTCAGGATCGACAACAAATTACGCTTGGACCATCCCCTCGTTAGGTGAGAACCCTTATTACACCGACATGACATCATTCTTCACCTCCGTCGACAAAGAAATGATGTTCAAATCGGCCAACTTCTCCATGCAAGGATATACGATATTTGGTAACAATACAGCGTCGGCTAACCTTACCGTCTCATCGACGAGCCACGCAACGAAAGGTCTCATTAACTTAGGCTCTACAGCCAACGCCCCTCAAATCGACGAGAACAAAGGCGTTGTTATTCTCACCCCCGTTGCCTCCGTCGCCGCCCCCACGAATGGTTCAATCTGGACCACAAGCGCAGGTATGTACGTTCAGATTAATGGTTCAACAGTTGGCCCCCTCGCAGCCGCAAACGCTGCGCCTCTTGGACCTTACACCATCGCCACCAAATCAACTGGCAATAACTACACGATATTGACAACCGACTTCTGTAAACTAATAATCGTTAATAGCGCCAACAACTATAACCTCAACGGCATCCCCGCAGCTAACGCCACCATCAGCGGTAATTGGATCGAGGTCGAATCCATAGGCGCCGGGACGTGCACCCTCAACCTCGCCTCAGGCAACTGGTGGGGAGCTACCGTAGGAATCGGTAGTAATGCGATGATTAGTCAAAAAACTAAAATCTGGTGTGATAGCTCAAATTGGTATATCTCCCCACTCGAAGTTCTCGTTAGCAATCCTCAAATCGCGACCGCTGGTAATACGGGTGGTTACATATCGCAATCTCTATCAACATACGTTCCCGTACAAGCAAAACGTGCATCTTTTACCGTCGAAGTCTTAGCAAGTGGGTCGTTATCAATCTCATCAATCTCAACCGGCAGTGGTAATAAAACTATCGCCTCAAGTGCAGCTGCTTCGGTATTTGCTGTAATCGATATGCCATTGCTCGTACCGCAGACAATATGGCTTAACGGCGTCGTTGGTTGGTATTTAGTCCTTGATACGTTTAGTTTCTAAGGTGAGCAGATGACACGACAAGATATTAGACTATTAGTTCGTCAGAACCTCGCTCAGGAGAATGTTAATGCGTCGTTCTTTTTCGACAGTGACATCAACCTTTATATTAACGAAGGTATCAAAGAGGCTTGCATTAAAGGTAAGGTTTATCTCGTTCATACGAGTCTCAATATTACGACGGGTGTAGCAACGTATAACCTCCCTTGGCAAGTATTGGGGATTAAGTCGTTAGCGCGTGATGACGGCACTCCCATTCCTCAAATCGACGTAACCAACAAAGGTATGATATATCAATTCTCCACAACGATCCCAGGAGGATATTACCTTAATTCGGTGCCTATCGACGGAACGCTAACAACATGGCAAGCTAACTTCGCCTATAGCGTTTGGGCGGCTACACCATCGACGACTTCCTACGTTATCCCAACGTCGCCTAATGACTACTTTTATGAATGTACGACCGCTGGTACGAGTGGACCGACGCAACCTACATGGCCAACGTCGCCAGGAGCCACCTATAACGACAATGGCGTAATGTGGACGACACGCGAGATGGTAGGAGGATTATACCAGATTACTCTAAACGTCACTCCCAATTATGTCCCCGCGCCTGTTTATGACCTATGGTATCAAGGGATGGATAATATGCTCGCGACCGATACTCAGTCGCCTCGCTTTCCGATTGAGCTCCATCGTGCAATCGTCTCCTACGCGACGTATAAATGCGCTGAGATGATGCGACAGAAAGCTATGAGCGTCGCCTACCTCACTGAGTATTGCAATCTATTAGGATTGACTCCTCCCACGGTAGGTGCTTAATGCCTACGACCAAAGTAATCCGCATCAAACAATTCCTCGGCCTCGACTCGTATAGCGACACCACTGAGCTCGCTGAGGGAATATTCGCCAAGCTCGAGAACGTTCGGCCACGTCGAGGTAGCCTCGATACTCGTAATGGTTTAATACGATTCGTCGCTTCCTCATTAGGTTCTAATCCCATCACCGGCCTTGGGACATTCTGGTCGGACCCTTCGACCAAATTATTGGTGTGCGCTTATGGAGGTCAACTCTATACTTCTCCAATCGGTGCTCCCTCTTGGACCGCTATTGGTTCAGCAGGTGACATCAACACTTCGACAATCTGTCAACTTGTTCAATATCAAAACGCCCTAATCATCGTCGACCAAGTTGGCAAAGCTCGTATCTTCCGTAAGAATCAATCTCTACTCGAACCATTAGGCGTTCCCGATCCTAATGACTATAAAATGATCGAAGACTTCGAGCGCACCTCCGACTGGACCCTCACCTCCGGCAACAATTCCACCGTTGCCCCTGACTATGGCCACTTCGTCACTGGCCTTCAAGGTATCCAATTCGACACCTCCGGTAGCACTAATCTCGCCGTGTGGCAAAAAAACTTCAGCCCTGCGTTGGACCTCACCCATCGTCAAGACGGTTCCGCATCTCCAACGACAGACTATATTACTCTCTACATCTATGCAGCCTCATGGTACTCGCCAGCAAATGAAGTCAATATAGGGTTATATACTAACACCTCAAGCAATATATACGGTAGCACTGTCGGTGGAGCTTTAAATTACGGTCCCTCGATACTTAATGCAGCATTAGGCGCTTATACCGTTTATATTCCTAAAATAAATATGTCCGCCTCGGGTTCACCATCTTGGAGTAATATCACCGGAGCTTTATTCTCATTTAGCCCCACCGCCAATGGCCCTGTGATCGTGACATTAGACTTCATGCACCTTCAACAAGCCTCGATTAAAGCCAACATCGCGAGCTCAGGCAATCTTAATGGGTCGTATTTCTGGTATACGACCTTCGTATCGGATACTGGTTTGGAGAGTGCGTTGTCGCCTGTATCGTGGAACCAATCCGCGTATATGGCTAATGGATTAAATTGTTCGAGCAATTCCGCCAACCTCATTTACATCCCAACGAGCAGTTCGACTCGTCTCCTTCAACGTAATCTCTACCGCATCGGAGGGTCGTCTAATGCGATTAGACTCGTTACTGGATTTGGGAATACGACGACGACCACCTATGTTGATAATATCGCGGATGCTAACCTTGGGGCGGTGTATGTGACGCAGAATACCAATACGCCATATATTCCTAAGGTCATATTCATTCATAATAATTATGTTATTCTCGCTAACGTAACCGACCAAGCTAATCTCACCTATCCCACGGGCGTGATGGTATCTCAGCAATACACCTACGACGTATACGATCACATCAATAACTTCCTCGAGATCGAGCCCAATCAAGGCCACGCAATTATGTGGGGCACCTCAAAGTGGGGGTATGCGTATCTCGGACTGACCGACTCCATATGGCAATTCTCTCCAGAGAATCTCACAACGCCTCCCATCGCCTTATCGCGTGAATATGGTGGAGTAGGTGTGCAAGCCTTCGTGAAGTCTCCCAATGGGATATACTTCTATACCCCGGATAATTCTATTATATTCTTCAGCGGCTCGGCGTTCTCAGACATTTCCGAAGACGGCCCCAATAAGGTTAAGAATTACCTCGACACCGTTTCATCAACCTACCTCCCGACGATAATGATGGCATATTACGACCACACAGTCTTCGTATTCATCCCTCAAGGCTCATCAACCTACCCCAATTACGTTCTATGTTGGGACGAAATAAAACGCCAATGGTATACGATCAACGGTTGGACAGGGACGTCGCTATTTACCTCCGATACCGACAACCTTTATATAGGCTCGCCTACGACTGGCCTCGTATATGAAGCTTTGCAAGGTACAACCGACGACGGCACCATCATAACTTCAACCATCACAACGGGTGACTACGACTGCCAAGCTCCTGAGATTGGTAAATATCTCAGCGACATCTATATCTTCGGTAAGATGCCTACGGGAGTAACCAATACTGAGGCTATTATCGTAGCCTCCCAAGACGCTGTGTACTCTCAACCAATGGGAGATATGGCCACTGGTGCAGGTTTTGGTAACGAAGGCTTCGGGCAATCTCCCTTCGGCACCGACACCGTATCGACCTTCACCTCCTATACAGGGGAGACTAAACATTATAGTCCACCCAACGCTGGTTATCAGGGCGCGACGGTTGATGCGTCGATTACTCTATATGGTCAATGGTCCCTACGAGAGATCGTAATGGTTATTCAATTGAGCGATCCAACCTACGCAGTCGAAGGAGGCTAACATGCTACCACCGAGGAGAATTAGAGTCCAAGCGGTTAAAAAGAGTGGCGCTACCGATAGCGACCTCGAACGTGATCTTCAATTCGAGTTTGAGGACATTTATACGAAACTACCTCCTTTAGCTTCGTCAGCGAATAAAACCACCTTCGCTGCTTGCACAACTGATGCTCAACGCATTCAGCTCATCGCTAAAGTATTAGGGTTGGTGTAAGATGAAAGAGAAAGTCTTCGCGCCTATATTTCCGTTGCTTAGAGATGACGACGCCTTCATACAATTGCTACCTCTTATGGGAGAATTCGCTACCCTCGAGCGAGGTCTATGGTGGGTAACATGCGACGAAGTAATCCAATCAATTAAACAACCTTCGATATATATGACCATATTAGGCGTATGGGAGGATAAAATATTCGCCTACCTCACCGGCCATCGCACCGGACTTGGCGACGTATTCTTCATCACTCAAGTATTAAATCGAGACCCCCGTGCCTCGGACCAATTCAACGCCGCTATCGACGAACGCCTTCGTAATGTCGGTATCTCTCGTATCGAGGCTGTGACCAACCACGTCGACGCCTTCGAGCGATATGGCTACGTAGCAGGTAAAGTCTCTATAACGAAGCTCCTATAGGAGTCATAAGATGAGTTACGGTTCACAAGACCCAACGACCTCTAATTCCACCACCACGACCCAAGCCTCACCGATATATTTACCTGGACAAACAACGAGCCTTGCCTCAACCATTCCAGGTTTACAAGCGTTTGTGAATGGTAATCTATCAGCATCTCCACAATATTCATTATTAAACCAAGGTGCTCAGGATGCCGCCTCGACTAGCGCCGCGCAGCAATATTCTCTTTTATCAAGCGCACCCGGAGTCTCAGCTCCAGCGAAGGCCGCATCTGGGCTTCAATTAGGTAATACTGCGGTCCAGTCAGGAGCGAGTGGAGCGACATCATCCGTAAAAGACTTACTATCGCAATGGTTTAATTATATTTTTGCGTCGCCCTCAATTGGGGTTAATACTCAGGCCACGTCGACTTCGGGCGGTGGTGGTGGCACGAGTGCGTCGTTATGCTGCTTTATATTCCTTGAGGCGGATAACCTTACCAACGAAGTTCGTCGCTTCCGTGACCATCATTTCTATCGTGGATCGCTCGTTGATGGAGGCTACCGTTGGATGGCCTCGCATCTCGTCCCTATGATGAAATCTCATTCATGGCTTAAAGTGATCGTGCGCACGACGATGACCCTCCCATTGGCGCAGGTAGCAAAGTGGGTCGATGGTGATAGATGGGGAGCGAAGTTGGTTCCTATAGCATATTTCTGGATAGCGATATGGTCTATATGTGGGCGCCTCGCCAATGGCCCATCAATCGTTCGCTCCCGTTCGATGACTCGCACCTTCGTTAATAGACTAATAGGGAGGTAATAATGGACTTCGGACCTAACTCTATCTATCTCCCCGGGACGAACCCTCTATCTCAAATGACCTCACGATCTCGCGTTGGAGGGATGAGAGAGGCTAACGCTCACCTTGAGCAAGTTATCCCAATGTTGATGCAACTCTTCGGCCACCCTGACGCTGGCGAACAGGGTATTCGTCACCTTCAGGCGTTAAAGTCATTCCAAGAGTTATACGGTGGCCACGAAGCTACCCCCGAGATGGAGAAGATATTTCAATCTGTCGTCCAACCCATCGATACGAGGTCACCGTGGAATAAATTTTGGGGGACGATCACTAAGAAAGCCGGCCCATCTCCTGAAGAGATGCCTACCGAGGATCGCGAAGTTGCTCAGAATAACCCTTGGGCTACTGAGGCTAAGACGGGTAAATTCGTGCCTGAGCTCCCGTTAACGAGGGCTGAGAAATTAGCTCAAGAACGTCTCGATTGGTCAGAGAAATCTGCTGCCCAACGTGAGCAAGACGCAATCGCCCGTCAGCAATATAAAGAAGAAGAAGACGCTCGCCGTGACGAAGCTCGTGACGCAGAATCAGTTAATCGTCGTATCGAAGGTATGCGTCGCGACCAGCGTTATCAAGAGGGTTTTGAAGAACGTCGCCGCGAAGATAAGGCTCGTGACGATCGCGAGGACGCTCGTGCTCGTGCTCAAGAAGCCCGTGACCGTTATCGTGATACTCGTGATGCTGCACGTGATCGTCTCCAAGGCCAACGTGATCAACTCGCCATCGCTAAGGAGGTTAACACAGGCTATAACGAGTACGTTAATATGCTCAAGGCCGAACACGAAGCGATGATAAAAGAAGCCGACATGATTCCGCAGAAGGATCGCAAGACTGCGCAACAATTGATACCACCACTTACGATTCCAACGCGAGATCAATGGCTTTCCTCGAAAGAAGGACAAGAGTTCACATCGTCATTAGGCGTAAGTAGCGGCGCACCTACGATTCCATCCGCGACGCCTCGCCTCCCAGGAGGTATTCCTCTCGCGCCTAAAGTCGTATTCGACAACCCTGAATCTCAACGAGAATATAACGCTGCTCCGCAAGGTGAACGTGAACGAGGTACTTCGGACCTAATCAATAACCCCCCTCCACCAATACCATCACAGATTCCTACACCTCCTAAGAAGGCTCCGACGTTTAATCCCCTTGCTCTAAAACCTGGGTATACGATACCTCGTGGACAAGTTGCTTCTACTCCAACCTCCGAGTCCGAATTAGAAGGAGTTCGCCCCACTAACCTTGCTCAATCTAACGTTGCTCCTGAGAGGGATATTAACGCTATCCGTCCACCGCAATCTCCTAATGCTGGTCCTGGAGTTCGTATGGGAGAATTCCAACCTCTAAGCGAAGACGAAGCGACGCAACGTCTCATCAAAATGGGTTATCGAGGCACGGCGCTCTCTAAAGTTATCAATATGTATAAATCTGAAGGTCTGGTGAAGTGATGCCGATTGACAATGACGACCCTCTTGGGCTTCGTAGCGTAAGACCTGAGAAGTTAGAGAACGCTGACCCATTAGGGCTCTATCGTCAATCTTTATTACAACGTGTTACTAATATGCTCAATCCTGCGTGGATGAAACCTCTTAACGAGCAGGTCGTTAAAGCTGTTGAGCCACTAAAAAAGAATCCAATTTTTAAGAAGCTAACAGAGGATGTTCCACAATCTGGCGTTGACGTAGGCTTAGTAATGCCTCCCAAGAAAGCTATTGAAGAGGTTCCTTCGATATTAAAAGGCGCTCGTAACCTCGTTAAACGCCTTGCCAGCGGCACACCTGAGGAAATTAAAACCCCCAAAAAACCCGTTACCTTCATAGGTATGCAAGAGAACGTTCGTGGCAAACCCCCACCCTCACAGAATGCAATCGCTAAGTCTGCTGAGAGTGATACCGTCGCGCCACCTAAGCAATCATTACTACGCGATACGACTGGTTCTATTACATTCGACGAAGGATTATTTAAGAATTACGACTACGTTAAAGACTTCGTTAATGAATTATCTGGCAAAGAACGTATCCAGCCTCCTTATGAGAAAGGTACGAAGATACTCCCCAAGCGTATCAAACCCATGATCCCTGAGATAGTTCCACAAACTCCTTGGCGCGACCTTCGACGTGGCGCAACGGTTCAATCTCCTCATAATATCTTCGCACGTATCTTCTCATTACGAGACAACCCCGTTATTGATATGTTCGAGGGCTCCCAAACCTTCATCAGTAACCACGTTCGTATGAAACAATGGTCTAAAGACGTTCTAAGCGATATCCCTGACGCAACGAAGGAGGTTACTCGTCGCCTCAAACCTCTCTTCGCCAGACACCAAAATACTATTACCGAAGTTAATCGTTTAAACGACACCATCGCTCACCTTGAGAGTACCATCAATAAGATTCCAAATAAAATGGACCCTCAGGTTAGTCGTCTAAATCACGAATTAGCCGACGCAAAGGATGCGCTTAAAAGAATGTCCATACCTTTAAAGAGGCTGAGCGACGAGCACTCAATCATATCATCCTCCCTTGCCCATGACAATCCCGGTGTCCGTGTCTACATGGCCGCCGCCGACGAACTCCCCATCGGTATTCGCCTTACTCGCGCCGAGCAAAAAGCCTCCAAATCAATACGCGATTATATGACCTCCACACGTGATGCTCTTAAATCAGTTGGCATTCCCATTATCAACGAGAAAGCCTACATGCCACGTATTTGGTCTCATCTTCTCGACTCCCCTGAAGCTCAAAACGTATTCGCTAAGGCGACTCAAGCTCAACAAATCCCCGGTCTCTTACCATTTATGTCTCGTACCCCCGGAGCTCGAAGTTGGTTTCCATCAGTCCACGCTGCAATGGATGCCTATATCCCGACAGCAGAATTTAAAATCGCCTATCAACCCTTTCTCAAAAGGTGGTCTCAATATATCAACACAATCCAACAACCTCGCCTTAGAGAATATATGCAAAATTGGGTAACGAAGAATCTCTACGCACCTAAGCAAAGCGTTTGGGAGAGTGGCCTTAATGGAGCTGTCGGATTTGAGTATGCTCGATTAATAGGTTTATCTCTATCAACAGGCGTTAAACATTTAACCAAACTCGCTAATACCTTTGCGACATACGGTACAGAACCATTCGCCAAAGGTATTTATTCGATGGCTAAAATCCCCGTCAAAACCTATATGAATAATTTAGGTCTACGTGGCCGTCCAGCTGAGTTACAGGCAGTAAGAGTATTCGTTAATGGACAATCCCTCTCTCGTTATCTCGACGAACTTCCACGTCTATCTAAAACGATGAACAATCTCCAACGTTTTATCGGTAATCCCGTAACCGCCATTGAAGCCTTCGACAATGGTGTGAGCGTATTAGCAGGTATTGTTAAAGCTGGTCGTCAAAATATGCCTATCGACCGCGCTATGAGAGCTATCACCGAAACGATCCTCTCCTCGAATTTTCGCTCCGGTGGCGACCAACCTCTATGGCAGAAGAACCCCATCATTCGTGGGTTTACGATGTTCCAATCAACACCATTTAAACTCACTGAGTTTAAGATTAATATGATCCGAGATGCATTGAAATGGAAACGCGACGCCTTTGGGACGCTTGGCGGTACGAAACTCGTTCGATATGCACTCGCTATAGGATTAGCTGAGACAACTGCGAGGCACTTTGGTACGTCGTTAATCGAGGGGTTTTTACATCTTCCATTTGTGAGAGGTGAGTTTGAAGCGAAGTCAGGCTTCCCTTATATTCAACCTCATGTTCCTAAATATAGTGGTTCACCTCTCATTGATATAGGTTATGAGTTATCAAAAAAAGGTCTCACAGTACCTAAACCTGAAGAAGCGTTTGGACTGACAAACAAAATCTACCGTTCCATAAAAGGTGACATCCCTGATAAGTATTCTTCTACAGCACGTTACCTCTTTGGGTTTCCAACGATTGAAGATGCTAACGACGTTAACGATAACGACGATCCCCTTGGATTAAGGAGATAACAATGGCAGACGACACAGGCTATGGGAGTCTAATATCCGACCCTTATGGATTTCTCAATTCAATGATGGTGCCTAACGCCTCGAAGAAACGTAAGGCTACGAACGTATTTGACGAGGGTTATCAATCTCCTGGAGCACCATTGCCTACACCCCCTCGCTCACCTAATATGGCTATGGGAGGAGGTGCACCATCAATCGGCCAAGGCTTCGGCGCGGCGGACATCTTAAAACAATTTATCGGAGGTGGCTCCGCACCGGGGACTCCTAGCGCCGCGCTTGGACCTGGTGGAATCGGAGGCACCGCATCAACGCTTGGACCCACAGGTGTTGCACTACCTCAGAGCGTCGGTGAGATGGGAATGTCCACGATGGATATGCTCACTAAGTTAGCGTCGTTATTTATATAGGAGGTCGAGATGTCATTTGAATCCGAGGCTCAGCGTGGCTGGATGTATACAAACGAACCTGAGATGGCGAAGAGGTGGGAAGCTCATACTCCGAAAGGGAAACGACTCCCTTATCATAAGAAACGTAGGTCGAAGTCGAAGCGCCGTCATAATCGAAGGGGGCTAAAGTGAACTGGGAATTTAGCGCCGATAGTGGCGAAGGGGGGCTTAATCCCGTTGTGGCGCAACGCCTTTTTATCGATAGAGGCACATCACCCTACCCCCCTATTAAATTCGCCCCTACCGCCCTTGTGCGCGATCGATTAAGCCCCCTTCGACTCGACGACATCTTCTCGTGGCAACCTTCGTGTCATCTACACTTCGATGATGAGCTAATGTGGTGGGTTCTCGATTAAACTCGTAACCTTCTTGCCTCCTGTTTACACCTCGAACAAAGAAATCCAATCTTCTTCCTCTTCCCAGGGAGGTCACCGTAGTCAATACCATAATCTTTATGACAATATGCACACATATGTAAATCTAAATCTTCTTTTTTGTATTCTACCATTCGCGCCCATGGTCCAAAACCAAGTTGCATAATAACAAAATCACCATTTCTACTATATATAAATCTTATCTGACCACTTGGATCGCTCTTTAACGTAACAACTCGTCCAGGTTTATATTCATCCATCTCACGCCTCCTTCGTATCCCAAATAATATCCTTTAACGTCGCCCCTCCCTCGCCACCATTCCTTAACGCCACAATCGACGATATCGCCCACATGTGTAGCAACGAGGCGAAGTCTCCCTCGCATTGGCTACTACAGAAATGCCTCCGTGCCGCCACTGATGGATACGCCTCATCGACTTTGCCACATAAATAACAGGTTGTCGTTACTTTGCCTTGGCCACGCATTCATTAACCTCCTCTCCATCCTCTGATGGCCCCTCGCAATCATCCGCCCTACCCAATCGACACTCTACACCCCTCTCAACGCTATCCCAATTAAACGTACATGCCGCGCAACGATATAAGTCCTCATCTCGCACCTTAAATTCATCTCCAATCCTCACTTCGTCAACCTCCACCTTCGTCGCTTGTTGATGAATCTCTGGGTCATTCCTCGCATAAGGCGCTATTAATAGAACCATCCCAATGACCGCGACATAAAATGCTATCACCTACACCGCTCCCACGTCGTACATCCCCACCCCTGTCCCCTACCCGACGCAGTCGGAGTCGTCGCTGGCCCACTCACCCCTATCATCCCTCCAGAAGTCGAAGTACGACTACCACTATTATTGCTAACACTTCCAGCGATGTTGCTCCCAACAACACTCCCAACGACAGATTGGCCAGCGACATTACTCCTATTATTAGAGCGACCGTTGCCATTATTGCTGCCACAATTCCCACCACGAACGCCATCACTATGACCGTCTCCAGCACCTCGCCCACTATGTCCATAGCCCCCTCCTGCGCAACCACCAACGACAGCTTGACCAGCTACATTACCTATAGTAGTACCGCCACGACTATTGCTACTACTACTGCCGCAGCTACCACTATTAGAACTACCATGTCCACCATGTCCATAACCATGACCTCCCCCTCCATGACCACCTCTCCCATAAGCAACTGGCGTTGCTATTAACATAAATATGATTGTGAATGTGAGTAGTCTATCCATCTTTCCCCTCCTTCTTCCTATCAACCCTTCTTGCATAGATCGTCCCAGGCTTCACCCTCAACCTCTCCGCAGCCTTCGTTATCGTAATACCTTCCTCTAACCATTGATCAACCTGATCCATCATCTCCTTCGTTATACGACGTTTATTCCAATCCATTACTCGTCAACCTCCTTCGTAAAATCTATCACTACTTCAATCGATTCTAACGGACCGCGTTCATGAAGTGGTACAAGACTACTCGCTAAACTGTTCGTTCCATCTCTTGCGTCCTTCGATGCAATATCCATTAGTTTTTGAAATTCTTTTGGACTAACTATTACTTTCATTGCTCTCCTTCTTAACATCCGCGCCCTCGCCACAATATTTATAAACCATCTTCACCTTCCTCGTCGCTTCGTTCGTCACCTGAACCCTCTCAATCCTTTCCTCATCAAC